AGCCACCGCGTTGCAGTCCGATCAACGGACGGCGCTCAGTTCACGGTCGCCAGCTCGCGCTGGACCCCGACCCAGAACGACGCCTTCTTCGCTTTCGCGAAGGAATTCGCTGACGAGACTGGATCGTTCGTCGAGACTGCCGGATCGCTCCGTGACGGCAAGACGCCGTTCACGCTGATCAACATCAATAAGGACTTTTTTGTCGGCAAGGCTGACGACGTGGTCAAGAACTACCTGCTGCTGAGCTGGTCACACGTGGTCGGCAAGGCCAACAAGGCGAAGGCCGTGTCGACCCGCGTGGTCTGCGCGAACACCGAAGCGATGGCGATGCGTGAGGGTGGTATGGAATACACCCAGACGCACTCCAGCGAGTTCGACTTCGGCGCGGTACGCTCGATGTACGACCTCGCGGTGCAGGCCGCTGCCGATCAGGCGGATGCCTACAACACCCTGACGAAGGTGGAGCTGGGCCGCTTCGACATCGTCAAGTTCCTGCAGCCGCTGCTGCAGCCTGCCACCGAGCAGGAGCTTGAGGATGCTGGCCTGACGCAGGCGAAGTTCCTCGAACGCCTGACGGCTGGCGTGGGCGTCAACAAACCTCTGAGCGAGGTTCTGGACAGCATCCAGACCGCTCCGGGATCGACGCCCGGCGAACGTCAGTCTGGCTGGGGCGTCTTCAACGGCGTGACCTACTGGACCAATCACCGCGCAGGCCGGGTGCGCGATGCGCGCATGACCTCGGCGTGGTTTGGGGACCGGGCGAAGACGGTGGAAGAGGCAAAGCGGGGCCTTCTCGCCCTCGCCGCCTAAGCCGCCCGGGGCGGGAGGAGGATGATGTGGTGTCTCCCCTCCTCCCGCTTTTCATCAACAGGCACCGGAAAGGAGAAAAAAGTGGGGTTCAAAATTGAGTTATCTATTGTCACCAAAAAAGGAAAGCACGAGCGGGTCTGTCTCAAGCCCAGCGGTTGCCCTCCTTACGTTTTCGCCACAGAGGAAGACGCAGAGCTTTGCATCCGCATGGCTTTCGCTGATCCGGCGAAGTTCATGGAAGCCAAACCACGTGTCGTCAACACGGACGAGGCGGTCACCCATGGATAAGGGACTAAAGCTGTACGAGGTCGACGTGTACGAGTGCGGGCGCGACGGTATCGAAGGGTGGAATGCAGAGAGCGTCTGGGCCACCGACAAGGAGGCTGCGTACCGACAAGTGCATGGCTACTGGAGACCGTACTTCGAGAGCAACGTCAGATTGAAGGACCGCGAAGATGCCAAGGCCAAATAAGATCATCCGGGAGTTCATGAAGCGGGAGGAGGGCCGCGGCTGGGAGATCGCAGATCGTGCTGGGAGCGGCCACTGGGTGGTCATACACAGACAAACAGGGGCGACGGTTTTCCTGCCGTCGTCACCTTCTGACCATCGGTCATTATTGAACTGCAGCTCGAAAATGCGCCGGGCTGTACAAACCAAAATGTCGCATAAAGAGTGATTGCGTTTTTATATGGGATCGCCGATAATCGGCTGGTCAAAACAAAGGAGACATCTGAATGAAACTAACAACTCGACCAAATTCCATCACCGAATTCGATATCGAATTCGACGGTGGCGTGAATGGCACCATTACTCGACGCAAGATGGGCCATCGCGACACGTGGACGCTGATCGTCAACACCAAGGAGTCTAAGCCCGGCAGCGTTATGCCGAGCGACATTCTTCATGGAATGAACGCCGACAACTTCGAGACCGTGTTCTTCAAGGCCATGACCGTCACGTCTGACGACATCGACGGCTGGGAAGAAGAGCACAGGGTGGCGTTCGCCGAGGAGCTGGATCAATGATAAGCCTGATCCTGAGCTGGGAAGAGCGCGAGCAGATCAAGGACCTGATGATGGCCTACAGCTCGTTCATGATTGCCTGCCATCGATTGAACCACATGACCTCGAGTACCAGCGAGGCCGAGGCCAAGGTCATCCTTGGTGATATCGCCGATGCTGGCAGTCGAGTCTACGACCTTCAGCGGAAGACAGGGATCGTGATGTTCGCGGACCCCCGGGCGCTGCTGGCGGCGTTGACGGGAAAGTCTATCACTGAGGACTGCCGTGTCGCGGCAGCGTAGTGTCAACTTAGAGGCGGCAAATGACATCCGTCGTCTCTATCGGGACGGGGAAATCCTGAACCGTGAACTTTATGGACCCCGCAAGGTTCACCACACCTACGCCACGCTGGCGAGAGAGTTCGGCGTGACTGAGCAGACCATTTTTAACGTTGTCAACTACAAGGGCGCTTATGCCCGGGATCGACAGACACAGGAGAGTGAACGTGAATACACAACAAATTGAGCTGAAGGGGCAGTCCTTCGAAGTGATGACGCAGGCCGTCGTTCGTAGCACCATGAAAGTCGGGGATCGCCTCCGCATCCTTAAGAAAGCGACCTACGGCGACCATGCCGTGTTCGACGGAATCGTGATCGGGTTTGAGCCTTTCAAGACAAGGCCGTCCATCGTGATCGCCTACATCGAGGACGGCTACAGCGTGGACGTGAAGTTCCTCGTCTGGAACGACAGCACGAAGGATATCGAGATCACCGCGGCGCTTGTCGGTCCGTTCGAGAAGAACATCGACTTCTACGCAAAGAAGATCGGGACAAAGATCGACAAGCTGCAGCAGGAAATCCGTGAGCTTGAGCTGAAGCTTGAGTACATGAAAGCGAAGTTCGGGATGACCACTGGCCAGATCGTCGAAGAGGCGATCCCTGAGCCCGAGCTGGCTTAACAAGCTTCCCTCGCGTCGGCATCCGTCCGCACGCGAGGGGGAGAACTCCCGGGAGGGCGTGCCCAACAACCTCCCGGGGGAGCTTTTGTCGCACCCATTTCGTTTGACAAGTAAAAGGTGATCCCCTATAACTTCACCTGTCGGCGGCGCGATGGCGCGCTGCGGCGAAGACGGAGACACCACATGACGATTTCAGCCCTCAAGACCAACCTCAACAATCTCTCGATCAAGGACCGCGATTTCGCGTCGAGTCTGATCGCCTCGTTCGACCGCTACGGTTCGCTGTCGGCGAAGCAGATCTACTGGGTCACGAAGCTGGCCGAGAAAGCCACGGCCCCTGTCACGGAACGCGAAGTTGTTGACCTCGCCCGCATCGGCGGTCTCTTCTCGAAGGCCCTGTCGGCGGGCCTGAAGAACCCGAAGATCAAGGTCGCTGGCGTGACGCTCTCGCCCGCGAAGGCCACGTCGACCAACATCGGTGCCACCTACGTGAAGCAGGGCACTGAGTACCTCGGCAAGATCACGGCGGATGGCCGCTGGTATCCGGTCGCCTCTGAGAACGCCACTCAGGCGTTCGAGAAGGTCAAGGCCTTCGCCTGTGACCCGGTCAAGGCCGCAGCCGCGCACGGCCACGCCACGGGCAACTGCTGCTTCTGCAGCCGCGAGCTGAGCGATGCAGGCAGCATCGAAGTTGGCTACGGCCCGATCTGCGCCGAGAAGTACGGCCTGCCGCACAACCCGAAGGGCCACGGCCTGAAGGTGTCGGTCGGTGAGAGCCATGGCCACGAAGACGTGGTCTATGACTACGATGCACAGGAATACGTCAGCCGTGACGAAGAAGGGTACGGCTGGGAAGATCGGGCTCTCGCGGCGCTCTAAGCGCCCCGGGAGTCTAGCGGGAGGAGTGGATGTGGTGTCTCCTCCTCCCGCGACATTCAACAGGAGAAGAACATGAAGTGCGACCGTAAGAAGCGTCCGTCAAAAAAGATCGAAGCTGATCTGGCCGAAGTCAACAAGCTCAAGGCCAAAGGAATGAGTCACGCCGCCATCGCCCGGCATCTCGGCATCTCAAAAAACGTAGTCTCTGGGATCGTCTTTCGGGCCCAGAATCGTGGCGATGAGGTTATCACAAAAACGCACATCGCTGCCGTAACCAAGTCTCACGGTAATTGGCAAAATGTGATATCCTTGCCAGTGTTGGAGCCGAGGCCCATTGCGCTCGGGCGCGGCAAGCCGTCGAAGGACGAGCGCCTGAAGAAGCTTCTGGAGTCCGGGAAACCCGGAACGTGCCAGTGGATCGAAGGCGAAGCCTCGACACGGAATTTTTGCGGGGCCCCATGTCGGGGCTCTTGGTGCGAAACACACATCAGAAGGGTATTTGTTCCATGGAAGCCGTCTGCAAATCAGGTCTCATCAATCTCCCCGTTGCGCGTGGGTCACAAGTTGCAACGGCGCTGACAGGCATGGAAGGTCGACGATACTTCGTCGGCGGCGACCGCATGATCGTCGAGGACACCGGGCATAACCGCCGGGTGATCTCGGCGCTCATCCCGAGCGTTTCGTTCAAGGTCCCGGAGGAGCCCGTAGAGGTCCCTGCCGGGCCAGCCGCCTCCAGACTGCAGCGGGCGACCTATCACCCGCGCACGAAGGCCTACGCCCATCAGATGAGAGCGTTGGAAGCCTCTCGAAAGTACGACGTGTTTGCTCTGTTCGCGGAGCAGGGGACGGGCAAGACCAAGGTAGCCATCGACAGGGTCGGCGAGTTGTACGCCGAGAGCAAGATCGACGCTGCGCTGATCATCACGAAGAAGGGCGTCCACGCCCAGTGGGTGAACGAGCAGATACCGACCCATCTGGGGGAGGTGCCGCACGTGGCTGCGTACTGGACGGGTAAGGGGTTCACCAAGAACCTGTTCCTGAACACGCCAGAACTGAAGATCGCCTCGGTGAACGTCGACAGCACGATCACGAAGACAGGATCGGCGGTCATCGAAAAATTCGTGAAGATGTTCAAGGGACGGTTGGCGATCATCATCGACGAGTCCCACATCATTAAGAACACGACTGCAAAGCGCACGCAGGCGTGCTACAAACTCGCCCCCTACGCGAGCCACAGGATGATCCTGACAGGCACCCCCATCGCCAAAGATTTGTGCGACGAGTGGAGCCAATTCAAGTTCCTCGATGAGGGTATAATCGGCATCCGCTACCTGACCTCGTTCCGCAACCAGTTCTGCGTCATGGGCGGCTTCGAGAACAGGCAGGTCATCGGCACGCGCAACCTCCCGGAGTTCAAATCCCGAGTTGACCCGTACTCGTTTCGGGTCACCAAGGAGAGCGATCTCGATCTGCCGCCGAAAGTCTATGCCACGGTTCCATTCGAGATGTCTGACGAACAGAAGCGTCATTACAAGTCGCTGCGGGACACCTTCATGACTCAGCTCGACAACGGCGATGTGGTCTCGGTGAAGATCGCGGCCACGTGCCTGCTCAGGCTGCAGCAGATCACCTGTGGCGTCCTTCCGTCCGCGGAGGAGGGCGGTGAGCACACCTTGATCGCCAACCCGCGCATGGACGCCCTGATGGACCTGTTGGATCAGCGCCCGGGGAAAGCAATTATCTGGGCACGGTTCAACGCCGACATCGAGTTGATCAAGAGGGCGCTGGGTGAAAAGGCTGCAACTTATTATGGGGCCACCAGCTCAGAGGACCGTCAGAAAGCGGTATCGCTTTTTCTTGACCCTGCGTCAGGGATAGACTACTTCGTCTCCAATCCTGCAGCCGGGGGCACCGGACTGAACCTGCAGGGCGGCGGTTGCCGGACTGTGGTCTACTATTCGAATTCGTTCTCGTCGTTGGACAGGTGGCAAAGTGAGGACCGGACCCACCGCATCGGCATGCAAGGGACCGTGACTTACTTTGATCTGGTGTGTGTTGGGTCTCCTGATCGGAGAATTTTGGCCAACCTGCGTGCGAAGAAATCCGTTTCGGATTTGGCACTGGGTGACATCAAGGAGATATTGAACGATGAAGTTGACTGAACGGGAATTCAACATGCTGGAGCTGGTGCTCAACAAGTTTGCGAAGAGTGAGGGGGCGGTTGAGCTGGATTACGCAACGCAGAAGATGAAGTACGTCAAGACGATTGAGCACAAGCAGACGCCTGCGATGCGCCGCAACCACGCCAAGCTGGCGTTGCGGATGCTGGGGTTGAAGCTGGCCGTCCATGGCATCAGTTTCGGTCGTGTGACGACGCTGGGGAGGGGGAATAAGGCCCAGTACGACTTCGATACGAAGGCGGATCGCAACGTGGCGCGCAAGCTTTACGAGACGATGAAGCACGAGAAGGCTACGGCCTGAATAAAAAAGGGGCAGTCCGTTTCCAGACTGCCCCCAAGTTCATGGGAGTAAACGCCCACTTGTTCTGTGGGTCACTCACCAATCCTGAAACCCGTACCGCTTGTCAAGGTGGCAGGGATTTGGGCGGGGGGCGCGATATAGGCCCGCAGGTGGTCACCCACACATCGTTGTGAGCCTTGACCTGTCTCAGGGTCTCGTCCGTGTCCCGCTTGTTCCACAGGATCGGCGTGAACACCTGACAGAAGGTGAGCCGAGGATCGTACTCAGGCTTAGTCGGGGCGTTCAAATGGGTCAGGGTCGCGCAGCCCGTTAGGGTTGTCGCGAAGACGCTGCTCAGCAGCAGCACGCGCAGAGCTGGCTGCATCGATGATCTCCTTGTCGCGCTTCATGAATTCCTGCTCCCAGAGAAGAGCCAATGCTTTGGCCTTCTTCTCTTCGTCAAGCTTGGACATGACCCAGTTGATGATCTGGATCAGTCCAAGGACGGCTTGAAGGTATGTCACTGCTTCGGCGGCAGGACCGAAGTGATGGCCGTGGTCGCCTTCCAGCGACCGATGATGCCAGTGACGAGACCGACCAGAGTGCTGACGGCATCGATAGTCGAGGTGATATCGGCATCGGTAATGACCGAGCCCTTGAACAGGAACTGGTTCAGGAGCAGGACGAGGATCGCCAGTGCCGGGCCCATGATTCCGACAGACGTGATTGCGGATTTACCTGTGTCGTTCATTTAAGTCTCCTTCGCCCCAGTTGGCCCGCACGATGGCAGCTACGCTCAGGGGGCAACGAGAGCGCAGCCTTCGGGCTGGAGATGGCCTTAGCCACCGTGCAGTCACTTTGCTCCTATCTTTTCAGCGATCTTGTCCACCTTGTCTTCAAGACGGTCGAGTTGGTTATCGAGCTGTACGAAGCGTTGCGACGTTACGACCGTGGCAGCTTCTTCGACGGCCATGCGTTCTCTGATGCGCGATACGCGCAGTTCTTCTGTGTAGGCCTCAAGCTGAGCAATACGCCCGTCCATGCTCGACGCCATCCACCCAAGAGCAACAGCCTGCCCGAGGATGGCTATGAGCGTGACAATGGGGATGCGTTTGTCTAAATGCCAGTTGCTGTCTTCATCGTCTCTTCTCTCGGTCACGGATATTTCTTCCTGTCGAGTTCGATGTGCGGGCCATCCTTGAAGGACTTCCAATCACCGCCCCAGACGATGGGAACCTGCAATGTCGCTGCTGCGGCCTTGAAACACTCTGCGATGGGATAGAAGGCTGGCCACGCGAATGTGACCTCTGTGTCTCCGTCGCCGTCCGTGTCGATCACAGGGGCGAAATCCACGGCCTTGCCGTATCCATCAGTGCCGGGGATGTGTCGGCTTTTGAGGGTCTGGGAGACGCCCTTGGCAACGTACTTGCGCTGCGTGGCGAGCGTCCTGCAGCCCTCCGTGATGATGAAGTCAAGATCGTTCTGTCGCGCCAGATCGTGCGCCAGTTCGACGATTTTGATCAGATCGGGATGGACACCCACCAGCGCCTTCTTGCTTCGTTCGCTTAAAGCCATTTCAACCCCAACACTCCATAGAAGGTGAACCAATATAACGCGCCGACAAGGAGTTCAGCGGCCTGTGAGCCTTGAATGCGCCCACCCAGCCAGTACAAGGGGCCAAGCAACAACCCCGACAAGACCAGCGCGAGCGAACCAGAAAAGGTCGCTTCCGTCCACCAAATTGGGGACAGCATGATTGCTGATCGGATGAGCCCTATGAAGCTCATTCCGATCATGTGGTACGTCCACAGCTTTCGCTCCGACCATAGTGCGTTTGGATTTTCTCCGAATGCGAACGGAAGCCACCTTGTCGTCAACTCCGTTTGAAGTGCGAATGGTTTGGTGCGCCAAAATTCGTGGATTTCATCGATGCGATAGACCATGTGAGCCCCGTGTCCGAGCATCGCATACCCTGCGAAGCTAGACGCGATGAACGCCGCCCAGAACCAATCATTCTGGCCTGTGAGGTGCCAGAGCAGTAGGCCTGTCGGCACAGCCCAGATCAGGCGCATGGTCGTCGTGCGCTGCTTGGTGGCCCACGTCCAGCCGATGTTTTGTGCAACGTGCGTGAACAGCCCTCCGCGAAGCCTGTTCAGGATCGCGCCTATCAGAGCAAGAAATATTGCAGTTGACATCGTGATCATGAAGCTGCCTCAAGCGTTGATGGCGTCAACCCAACCGAGACAATTCAGGTTCCCGCCGTTTTGTGCGACGAAGATGGTCTGGCTGGTTTCAAGCTGAACTTCGCCCACGCCACCTACGCCGTAAAAGTCGTCAGGAAGAACAACAAACGGCGCAATGGCTGTAGTGCTGCTTGAATTGCCATAATCTGCGCTTGGTGCAGCGAGGAAGTTTGAAGCAGTGGCGGCAATTGCTGCGGTCAGGCATACCGTGACAGCCGTTGGCGGGACTTGTGTCGCGATTGAAGTGGAAACGTACGTTGGTGTGGAGACGGAGCCGACAGCCCCCGTGGCGATGTTCGGCCAGATGGTCGTCGTCGATCCGGCCTTGAGCTGATATCGAACGTTTCTTCCACGCTGGTTCGTGAGCATGAATTGTGTTGAGCCATTCGTACGAACAGCCCCCACTCGCATTTTATATGTATATCCAGATGGCATGGTCGGCGAAGTCGACGAAGTCGATCCAAGACCTGCGGTTGTCGTTCCGTTCGAGATTATCCAGACATAATACCAAGTGCTCGAAGCATGCGACCCTGTGTCGAGCGCGTTCGCTCCAGTTGTTGCGAAGTTGACGTTCAGCGAAACCCCGGAAACGTACTTTGCGGCTCCCGAAGAGTTGACCAGAACAGCATGGTCCGCTGTTATGTCGATCTGCGTGTTCGGGGCCCCCGTGTTGTTTTTCACAACCAACCCGGATGCACTCGGCACAGACACCGTCTGAAGGACGTTTATCGAAACCTTTTTGGGACCTGATGCGCTGGTGTCATATGTCGGAATAAAATCAGCCGAAGCGTCTGGCGTACTGTCGGTCGTCAGGCCGTTGATCGTCTTGTAAAGGTTCGCGACCGTCGAACGCTTTGCTGCGCTTGCGCTTGTGTCGTAAGTCAGAACGCTATCAGCAATATCAGGCGTCGTGTCCTCCGTTACGCCTACGATGGTTTTGTAGAAGTTTTCCACGGTAGACCGCTTCACGGCATTTGAAGCTGCGCTGTCTCCGACCATCAAGGTGTCGGCTGCGATGGGTGCTGTTTTTGCCGTGATGCTGGCAAGAGCGTTCGTCAGGAGGTCAGGAACAAGAACCTTGTTGTTCGCACTGCTTTCGCTCGTGTCGATGAATGGGATGAAGTCGGCGACATCGCCGCCTGTCGCATCTGTCGTAAAGGCGCTGAGCGGGTTGGTTACGGTTACGGCGTTTTTCGGGTTCGTGAGTTCGAAGTAGGTTCCGTCGTACACGAGAAAGAGTGTGTCTCCAACGGAGTAATCACCGACCGCAAGCGCGGTCTGACTCTTCCTGATCGTGACGGCACTTCCGCCGTTCAAGGTAAGCGTCGGGTTTGTTACTGTGTTCGATCCTGTTCCCGGGGCGATGATCGTCACTATCTGGCCTGCCGTCAGAGATGGCGCAGGCGTGACTGTTGCAGTCATGGCATCGATGGTTCCGCCCGGCGAAGCAGCCCTGAAGATCGTTCCCTTCTGGACTTCATTGACACGGGCGTAGTCGGTCAGGGAGGTAGCAGCTCCAACGCTAGTATGACGAAAGTTCGACATGGCCTGATTTGCGGTCGGCGTCGTTTCACCAGAGCGGGTGAGACAGTTTTCAAGTCCGCCTTTGAAGTTGTCGAACTCCGCATCCATGGTCGTGGCATCGATATACTTCGTTGCCGGATTCGCTGCGCGAGAAACCCAGTTGTAGAGGCGAGCAAACGTGCCTGTTCCATTCCATGCCATTAGAAACCCTGCTCCTTCGAGATGTCTGAGACGGTGCCCTGACCAGCGGCTCCAGTTCCAGTGATGATGCCGCCAACCGCTGTCGATGCGCGAGTGCCAGCAGCCTTCTGTCGTGCGTATTCAATCTGATCGGAGATGGCTTTGATCGCCGCCTGCTGCTCTTCCTTGTTGCGCGAGTAGAGCATCTTGGCAATCTGGTTGCGCTTTTCCTTGTCAAAAAGACGAAGCTTGCTGGCGATCCAGCTTGCGCCTTTGCCCCTGATCCACGCAGTTGGTTCTGTGGTGGAAAAGGCGACGTTGAACATCTCCTCTGCGGACTGCGCCTTGCTATCTTCCTGAGCAGCCAGACGTTCGGCTGTCTTCGAGTTGCCGTAGACCTCGTTGTAATTGTCGGTCATGCGACCTTCGAGATCGGCTTTGGCCTTCAGGCTGTTGAAGCCTTCGTCGCCAAGGACGGCGCGTGCAGCGTCTTCCTTCATGTTGTTGTTGAGAAGCTTCCCACCAGCGTTCGCCCCGTACGGTGTCTTCCGCATCGCGTTGATCCAGTTCTGGGCGAAGCCGCGCTTGAAGAACGCCAACTCTGACTCGTTGAGTTTCGCCATGTACTCGATGATCTCTTCCTTCGGGCGTAGGGCCATCTCGTAGCCCTTTTCGAGGGCTGTGCGGGTCGCCATCGGCCCAGCGTAGGCAGCGCGAGCATTTGCGAAGTCAGGGTTCAAATCATCCACGACCCCCAAGAACTTATCCCGGAAATTCTTGTAGGCAGCACCGAGCTGTGGCTGCGGGTTCTTTCCGTTGTAGGCCCCGTGAATGATGTCATCCATGCCGCGCTTCATATAATCAAGAAGCTGCGTCGGATAACCGATGATGTTTCCAGCGGCATCTTTCGGGATAATGGGCAACCTTCCTGCAAGCTCAGGGTCAACTTCCATGATCCTTTGAGCAGCCTGCGCCATGCGCTTGCCCGCTGGGCTGTTGACCATTTGGAAGAGTTCCGGGGACATCAACGGGGGGTTAGCGTAGGCTTTGTCGTATAGCGGCTTAGCAGCTTCTTGAGCAGCCTTTTTGAGCCCGTCGAAGGTTGTCTTGAAAGCACCACCACCTCCGAAGCCTTGGACGATGTCTTCTTCAATACGGCGCGTAGAACCACGCTGCCGCTCAAAAAGGGTTTTGGCTGCGGCTTCGCGCGATCCTTGCTGGCGGGCAGCAGCCCCACCTTCGGACTGCCATGCACGGAACCATTCTGGCCCAGCTTCGCCAAGGGTGGCATCGGGCTTAATGGCAGTATTTTTGGCATGGCTCTCTGCGATGTCATCGATGGAAACGTCGGCTTCATTCAGCAGCTCCGCAAGGCGACGAGCCGCCTGCTTTGCAGCCGGAGACGCCATGTTGATGATTCCAGCACCACCAGCGCCAATGCCTTTGCCAAGAACGCCGCCACCGAGACCAAAGATCGCCCCCATGACGGCTGGAGTTGCGCCCGCCTGTTTGAGATGCTCGATGCGCTTGTTCAAATCGCCATCCGGCGTGAACGTCTCGTACAGCTCTGAGCCAACGGCACCAGACCCGGCGAGGCCGTAGATGGAGTTGTAGAGCTTGTGCAGGTTCGTCGTTGCCTGCGATCCCTTGGTCAGAAGAGACTGAGCAATGTTCGCGGCCCCCTTTGCTCCCTTGTAGAGGGAGTCGTAGGGAAGGATAGATGCAGCGGTGCCAGCAACGTTCGAGGCGACGTTGTCTTCGTCCCAGAATCCGATTTCGCCTGTCTCGCGCGCCGCGGCGTAGGCGTTCTTCAAATCCTGTGCGCGCTTTATGCCTTCGGCGACGGTGCGGGATCTGAAGCCCTTCGGCATGAGACCAAGGAGATCCTGCGCCTGCTCAAGTACGGCTGATGTTGCCCCGACAAATTCATCGTTGGCACCAAACAGCGGCGCTTCAAGCGAACCGAGAATAGCACCTAACGTGCGATCTGTAGGATCGAGAGTGCGACGATTGCGTTCACCCGTCTTTGAATTTGTAAAGTATTTTGGGTCGTTCGAATCGCCGCTGTCCTTCGGTGCGCGCTTCGCCGGGGCCGCAGGCTTCACTGCCGCGTTCATCTCGTCGTCCGACATCGGCGCGTCGAGCGCGTTCATCTCTTCGTCGCTCAGTGGAGCGTCGTTGGGATCGTCGGCCACCTTCGTCTGCAGTGGCTTCGGCTTCGGCTTCGGCTTCGGAGCGAGCGGATAGATCATTTCTTTATAACCCAGTTATTGCCGTCCCAGACTCGGAGTTTGCCCGTGCGCGGATCAGGCCGTGTGTCACCTACCTTCGGCTTCGGCCTTGCGGCTGGTGCAGCGGGACCAGAAGGCAGAGCTGCGCCTGACGGGGCAACGTCCCGGACGCCCGGCGTTTTGGTAGCCGGGTCGGTCACGAGACCTTCAGGCGTGAACCTGTCCGCGAGCTTCTTGTATTTCGGGCCAGCCTCTATGAACATGGAGTATATGGCAACGCGCCTGTTGTTTTCTTTTTGCCTGAGGGTTGCAGCGTCGTCGCCCGGGCGCGGGATGTACTGCCTGAAGGCGTTGTCGAATTCATCTCTTCCAATCGCGGCACCAGACTCCTTTCGGAGCTGGGCGTTGATGAAGTTTCGGACCGCCTGCATGCCGTTCCTAAACTTCGACGAGACGCGATAGTTGCTGATGATCTCCGGTGTCCATTCACTCCAAGCAACATTCGTCGGGTTCATGAGCGCCGAAATGATCTCTGGATCGGAGAGCTGCGGGATCGTCTGAGCCATGCGCGTTCCAAAGGCAAACGACTTGCCTTGAATTTCGGTGTCAGGTTTCAAGTTCTGGTCGCCGGGGCCCCCGGTGATCCCAATGAGTGTCGGGTTCCCAGCTTCATCGGGAGGACCCCACCTGAAGCCATTCGGCGGTCTGTTTTCTCCGCCGCCAGAACCTGATGTATCGACCTTCTGACCGTATTGCTTCCACGTCTTGCCACCGTCGAAGCTTTCTTCCTGATAGGTCCTGTTGCCATCTGCGCGGTCGCGGCTAATGCGGCGCACCTCGGTCGGCTTCTCGGTCGCCAGACGATCAAGCATGGCTTGGGCGCGCTTGGGGTCGGTCTTCGCGATGGCTTTGATGTAACGGGAGCGCGCATCCTCACCGCCAAGAATTCCTGACAATGAGTCGGCCATGGCCTGCGCCTGCTTCTGCTCGTAGGCGAGCTGATCCTCTTCCGCCTTGCGCGCCATGTAGGCACCGCCGATGGATGCAGCCAGCTTATCGAGACCACCGACCCATCCAGCGCCTTGCTGGATCGGCTGCTCACCGCGCTGCAGAAGTTGTTCTGCAATCGCCATCTGCATCTTTGAAGGCCGCTCCTTGGCGGTCTCCACGTCATGGATGACGGACTGCATCGTCTCTTCTGGGGCTTCCTCTTCCGGCAGCGCCTCGACGTAGTTCTCCTCAGGGCGCGGCTTCGGTCTCTGAGCCATGGCAGGGTTGATTATGTCTTCATACTGGGCGAGATCATCCAGCCCAAGGAAAGTCCGACGCTTGCGGCCCAAGAACGGCTGTGACGTGACACCCATCGAAGTGCTCCTACTGACCCATACTCATACGCATGAGGTAGTCGATCAAGGCGTTGCCAGAGCCTTTCTCAAGGCCCTGTGGCGGGGGATTCATGTCCCTGCCACGCTGGGTCGCCGCCGCGAGTTCCTGCGGGCTCACGCCCATGCGCTGGGCATGGGCCTGATTGTTCTGCTTCTGGTACTGGATTTCGTTGTCCATCATGCTCGTCATCTGCTGGTGCCGGGCTTCGTCCTGCGGAGTAGGACGGCCAGCAGGAACGCCGGGGACGGCCTGAGCCAGCATACTCAGCAGCGGGTCAGGTCGGGCCGGGAGGGGCGACATCGGCTGCGAAAAGGGCCCCGGAGGACCACCAGCGCCCTGTGGAGCCCCCGGAGGACCACCAGCGCCCTGTGGAGGCATCTGGGGCGGCATCCCCTGCATCTCCTGTATCAGGGCAGCTTCGTCGATAGGCGGAGGCCCCATGTCGCCCTCACGACCCATGTCGCCCGGCTGGGGGCCACCAGCAGGCCCCTGCATCAAAGCCTGCCGCTTTTCCGGGGGCATGTTCTGGATCATTGCGGCCATGATGTCCCGCTTAACGCTATCGACGTTTCCGTTGCTCATGATTATTCCTCTGTCGGGTAGACGCCTGCGCGGCGTGCGCGGCGTTCGTTCCAAGCATCTGCGCCGATGTCAGCAAGACCTGCCAGAGCCCCAAACGTGCTCTGGGGCTGGCGATTGAACTGCATGTCCATGAGGGTCTTTGCGAGCCTCACGCCGGGCTTGCGAGGGCCGGTCGGGGTCTGCGAGTCGGGATTGCCCGGCATCGTCTGAGGGCCCGTCTGGACAGGTTTGAATGGCTCTGGGGACATGTCCTGCGGTGATGCAGGTCCGGTCGGCATCTTGGTGCCAAACGTTCCCATGCTACGACTTCCGATCATCCGAAACCTCCTCCTGCCCAGATTTTTCCAGCCGTACCAGCAAGGCCGAAGAGTGAATTGGTCAAGGCGTTCTGGTCAGCCGCCTTCTGCTTCGCCTGTTCCATGTTGGCGTTGTACTGGTTCCACGTGTTGCCAGCAATGTCGCCGCCTTGGGAGGCAAACCCGTTAAAACCGCTCGGGTCCATGATGTCGAGACCCGGGGTCGATCCGAAGAGCGCGCGGATGCGCTCCAGCGGTGCGTTGTACTCCTGATAGGCTTCCTCGATCCCCTTGTCGCGCGCGTTGTCGCGGAACCCGGCATCGGCCATCTGGTTGCGAAGGATGTTCTCGTTCGTGGCCTGATCGAGCCCGAAGAGGCGAGACTGCTCCGCTGCACCCATCTGTATTGCATCCCGGGCTGCTGCCCGTCGCTGGCTGTTCTGGGTTCGGGCGATGTTGTTCCGATACCCGGTTGCCGCGCCGTTGCCCTGATCGAGGAACGGGATGCCGCGATCTGACAGGAACTGCTCTGCCTTCGAGTTCTGTTGATCGAACTCAGGATCAAGAAGCTCCATGGATCGGTCGTACATGGCCTTCGTGTATGCGTCGCGCGCAGCGCCGTAGTCGGTGCTGTTCAGGTTCTTCATGCCGGACGTATCAAGGCCCGTCAGGCGCGTCGGCAATCCGGTCGGGATTTTGAACGGATCACCAGAGACGTTGCCAACCATGTTGCTGGCTAGACCAAAGAGGTCTGATGTCGCCTTGTACTGGGAATTGAGCGCATTCTGCTGCTCAGGGCTGAGAGTGACGTTCTGCGTCATTCGCCCGTCTGCATCTTTCGTCCATTTGACGCTGCCGCTTGGACCATTGATGTCGACGTTGTTCTGCCAGCGGTTGTCCGCTGCAGTGGCGTCACTCATCTGTTTCTGCTGCTGTGTGAGCTTTGTTGCATCAGGAACAGCAGGCATCTTGGTTTTCTTCATTTCAACCTCTCAGCCAATTACACTCTTCGCGCAGCATCCCGTAGAGGAGTGCGTCGTTAATACCGTCGTAACCCCGGCGAAGCCTTCCTTCGAGAACGAACCCGAGGCCTTCCGCAAGCTTGATTGCTTTCTTGTTGTGAACCGAAACGTGGCAGGACATCCGCGTGCAGCCAAGTTGCAGAAACGGGTAGGCAAACAGGGCGTGTAGGATGTCCCTGCGACGAGACCAAGCCGGATCAACGGATGCCACGGTAACGTCGATGCTTCTGCCAGTGAAGCAGTTGTAGACGAACCCTGCGATGAGCTTGTCGCCTTTGCGAACGCCGACAGCGGAACACGGAGAAAAGTCTTGTGGTTCGGAATTTATCGGCATGTTCACGGCGACAAAATGTGTCACCAGAATTGGGTCTTGAAGGAAGAGGGCTATGTCAACCCGGCTGGGGACATGATTACCGTCGCCGCTTGGATTGTCACGGGCTGATTGTCTGGAAACATTCTTGCCCGAAGGGAAAAGCAGTACCCGAGACCGTTCGCCCCGTTCCATCCCTTCAGAACCCTCACCTGACCGCTCCATTCCGCCACGTTCCATTCTGCGATATCCCACTCTGCCCCCAGATTACCAGTGTCCTCAAGGGTGATGACTTCGGATGGCACTTCGATCTGAAAATCGACGCCAGTGACGTATGTGGATGATGGGTCAACAGCAGCCGTAAAGATAATGTTGATCATGTTGAACTGCTTCTGGCGACCTCGGTCACCGAAATAGTTCCAAGACCACTGGATGTCGACAGGGATTGGCTCTCCGTTGTCACTGACCCCGTTATCGACCTTGTAAACTTTTCCGTCTGTCGAGCCTCCGTACAGGTGGTCGTTGAACAAGCCGAAGCAGGGGAAGTTCCATCCCGTGAACTTGCACCAAGCCTTCGTGTCGATGTTCATGACATGCTGCTCGAAGGACGAGGACGACAAAGGCACGTTGAACAGAAGTTTTCTCCCCTTTGGGTAAAGGACCGCCTGCCAGCCAGTATTGCCGCTGTAGAGAGCAGTCAGCTTGGCGACCTCACCGCTGATCTTGTCCGACAGGTCGAGGGACGATGGGTTTGCTCGACCGAGTGAGGCCACCTTGGTCAGAGGCACATAGGCCCCGTTGATGATCGACACCAGATCAGAGCCGAATTGAATTGGCTGTGCATTGACCGGGGCACCAATGACAAAGCGCCCGGCGATACTCCAGTCTGTTGCGTCCCCGGGGTCAGATCCTGAATAGATCACGACTTCGCCAGAAGAGAAGTAGAGCGCGAGCAGATCGTCCGCACCGTTACCACCGTCCTGCGTGATCGATCCCATACCAACCAGCGTTCCGCCGAAGTTTCCGACGTAGCGAAGGTCGAACTTCGTGAGCGTGCCTGTGACGACTTTGGTGGCCGATGCGTACCAGAAACTCTGGGTGTTCTTCTCAATGAAGAACATGCGCTCTTTGAATACAAGAACGTCGCTCAGGTTCGTGATCGTAAGGCCACTGCCTGACCATGCCGTCGCTGTCAGCGTAGTCCCATCCCAATCCTGCGGGGCATCGATTCCGTTGACGAGAAAAATTTTGCCACCGAAGATCACCCAGCGCCAAGTGTCGTTCGTGAACCCGGTGCCAATGTTGCTGGGCGTGCTCGTCGAGACATCGATGAGCTTGCCGTTGACAGCAGCAACAAGTTTTCGCGTCGTTCCGACCTTGTATTCAGCCAGTGTTTTAATCGCTGCGCTGTTCGCCGTGTTGCAGTGAAGGGTGTACCCACCGCGAGTGGCGACCTCGCTCTGCTTCGGGAAGATGTTCTGAAGGATGACAGCGTCTTCCTGTCCCATCGAGGCGAGAGCGTCCCGTGCGTTCCAACCACCAACAGGCGGCGGGAGCGTCCGGGACTGACTTTTCGTTCCGCGATTGACCTTGCGCTGCCCGCTCATTACAGGCCAAGATTCTTCAGGGCTGGGTGCGTCATGGCCTTGTCGAACTGCTTCGCGCCTTTGGATACTGGCTTCGTCTTCGTGACCATGGCCTTTTCGGCATTTGTCACGGCGGCACCAGACTCCTTGCGGAGCCTCTTCTGTGACATTGTTTTCATCGCCTTTTTCATGTCATCGCGAACAGATGACATCTCTGGTCGCGGCAACATCGACGGAGGTGTGTCAACGTTGAAATTCATAAGTGAGTCTTTGCTCATGACCAATTTCCTTCTGGGATGTTGCCCTTCCCCGGGAAGCCGAGGGTTGACGGGCCTACTACGCTGAGCTTCCTCTTTGCCCCTTCACGAGCCGCCGCGCGATCCCGCGCGACCATCCACGTGTTGAAGTCTTCGGTGTAGTCGATCTCCTTCGACTTGCGCCAACGCCAGATGATCCCAAGAACAAGCACGGTATCCGGCAAGCGCGGGACATCGTTGTCAGCCTCCCAAGCAGCCTGAGGCGTACCAACAGAGCTTTCACACCAGTTTTTCGACACGTACTCGTAATAGATATTTTGTCCCGCTGTGGGCGTCGGGATAAAGAGGATCGAGTTGCCTTGAACTCGATACCTTGGGATTGTCAGGTAAATGCCATCGGCTTTCATCTGCTGCCAATCGCGAGTGTTGACCGGACCCATGACCGGGTCAGTCGTCGTACGATTGAACATGCTCTCGTTGATCATCCACCCAAAGTCGCTGGGCAGCGTGGCATTGGTCTGCTCCTCGGTCGCCGTTGTGGCAAACGTGGTCTGAGTAACAAGCTGCTGCCACGCGAACTCCTCTGCCAGAAGCCTTGCATCCATGTTGGCAATGGCCAGCAACTGCTTCTGCGTCTGCCCCGAGTTCCCGATCACCGATGTTGATATCGGAAGACCGAGCAGGGCTTGGGCATCATTGATGATGGAGAGGAGCGTCGCCATGGTTCAGCCTATGACGGGACGGCAGGGATGGTGTAGCAGGCAGTGGCGCTACGGAAAATCACCCGGCACGACTTGTTCGTGGCCGAGAGCGACACCGATGTGGTGTTGTTGACCGTTGCACCCGTTGGCGGGTACAGCGTCGCTGCAGCGCCAGAGATGTTGTAGATGTCAACGCTGTCTCCACCCTGAGCGGGCGCGAGCCTGATGCCGCCAGTGCCACCCGTGATGATCACGGTCTCCCCAGTGGCCAGTGTGGCGTCCGTCGCAGTCGATCCTGCCGTGACGAGCGCCTGAACTTCTCCCGCCATAATTTCGGCCTGAGCAGCCGAGAAACCTACGCGAAGGAGCTTCTCTCTTTTCATTCCCATTTTCTATTCCTCGTTTATGCCGAAGTCCGGCGTTTCAAGTGACGGCGTTTCAGTCTTCAGCGTCTTGATCACTTCTGACTGTTGTTCAGCGATTGCGCTGACCTTCTTGAGCTGCTCTTCGAGCAGCGAGATGCGACGGTTGAGTGCCTCATTCTCAACGGACAGGCGGGCGATTGGCTCAGCAGCCTTTGAGGCATCCACAAAGGCTGAAGCCATATCGCGATACTTGCGAAGGCCGATGGTACCCTTGATCTGGCACTGGCTGTCCGACATCGCGGCGAGCTGTTGCACCGTGAAGATGTTCGAGTGCTGAAGACCAGCGGCGATCTCCTTGGGTAGCTGTGGCCATTGCGAAAGGGGAAGACCGTTGCCTTCGTTCTCGACCTGCCTGCCGGATGACTTCCAGCGGTCGTACTCAGCCTTGTACTGAGCGCGGATCGCGTCGTTGACCTTCTTGACCGGAGCGTTGCCTTTGTCCCCGGGGATAAGCAATTCGACCATCTCGACCGTGCGATACATCGGCAGACCCGTATCTGGATCGTACTGGTCTGGAATGCGGAGGCGCTCTGACTTGAAGCGCGGGATGATGGTGTTTGTCACCTGACTTGGCAAAGCATTCATTTCAATTCTCCTTCGAGGTTTGGGTTACTCGTTTCCCTTAAGTCCTGTGGCCTGTGCGATCATCGCTTGAAGCAAGCCGTTTCCATGAAACGTGACATCGTATCCGATAGGGTTCAGAGTCCCAACCATCTCGATCATGTCACGCGCTGCAGTCACCATCTGGGGTGACGTATCGAACCAGATATCTCCACACCTGACCTTTATCATCTTCTGCGTCTTGCCCGTGTGAGGCCCTGCATGGCGCTCCCCTTCGATACCGAAGGAACAGTCCATGCCAAAGACGTGAGTGTTGCGGTAGCCCATGTAATAGAGCAGGCCGAGGAGCCTGTTACCGATGGTGACGCCTCCGGTCAGGAGCCAAGAGTCCGGGTCATTCTCTGCAACCCACTGCGCCGATGACTCGGTGTTGTAGATGTGAAAGACCGAAACATCGTTGTTCTGCAACTTGTCGAAGTATGTAGGGTGGCAGACCGAAGCCATCCAGTACTTCACGCTGTTGTGGGGCGTCACAAGCTCTGCCTTGTGGGCTCGCCCGTCGATGTCAGAGTGGATCGTCGGTATGATTCCATTTGCGATCAGGTAGTCGTGCGCGCCTGAGCACGTGATGATGTCGGCACCGCTGCGCTGCAGGAGCCTGATCTTCTCCAGTTTGTACTTCAGGGATGGCCCATAGCAGACCAGAACTGCAGTGCGTTCGTTGGCGGCATCAGGAAGTTCAAGACGCTTCAGACAGCGCACCATGCACTGCCTGACTTGCTCGTTCCTGACATCGTCAGGGATCGCCCCTTTCCCGACTATCGGCTTCAGCTCCCGGATCGGGTGGCCGATAAACACAAACTCGCGCTCGTCCCCGCTGACCTGAACCGCGCTGAAGTACTTCGAGAGTTTCTCCAGCCACCAATCCTTGTTCTCGACGATCAGGTGGGCGTTGCGCCCATCTGCCAGTGTTTTCTTCGCCAGCCGGGTGGCGATCACGAGGAACACCATGCGCTCGGTCTTCGAGTAAATATGGCCGATCACCTTGTCGATCAAGTCCGGCTCTATGTGCTCCAGAACGTCCGTGCAAACGACCATGGAAGCGGGCTCAGGCTCTCCATCCTTTCCCGTGATCGCCGGGTCGTACTCTCGCACGTCGGCGTCCACGAACTGCTTCAGCGTTCCCTTGCCGCACCCGTAGTCGAGGACCGTGTCCCCTTCATCAAGAAACTCATTCACGGTAGCCGCCCACTTGACACCGCTCATGCCGTAATCGGCGCGGTCATGGTGAAGCTGTCTGTTCAGCTCCCGGTATTCTTCGGTGATCAGCTTCATACGCCGCGCTCCACTTCGCGCCACTCGGCAGCGTAGGCGATGTCGTCGCCGATCATGTCCGGTGTTCCGAGAGTGAAGTGAACTGCGGCAGGGTCGATGTCTTTCTTGTTATACCCGTTCAACCAGTTCCACGCCATATCGATGTCACCGATGTCGTCATCGTGCACCCACTTGAAGCCGTGCAGCCATGCTCCCGTGTGCTCGGTTACGTCGGCAACGGTGATACACTGGCGCGCCTTCGCGGTGTTGAAGACCATCAGGCTCGACCAGTTCTTGCGGTGATACCGCGTCTGGATCATGCCATCCATCTTCAACATCTCTTCAGGCACGTGGACGTGCTTGACTACCGACACTACTTTGCTTGTGTCGATCTTGTTAAGCATGCTCCCGATGTCGTGCCGGAACAGGAAGTCCGCATCTACAAACACGGAGTATTCGGCGCATGACAGGTTCGGCGTCAGGAACCGCGTAAACGAGAACTGCGTCGAGAACGGCTTGAAGTCTCCATTGTCCACCATCTGACCGTTTTCGCGCACGATGTACTCGCGGCGATATAGCCCAGCCCGGCGAAGCTCGTATTCCTTCAGCATGTTGATCCTGATCGGACGCTCCGACACCAGATGCTTCACAATCGATTTCTGGCAGACCTTCGCAGCAATATCGTCGCGCGGGTCCCAGCCAATAAATATATCGTAATTCATTTGCCCTCTTCTCCAGTTGATGAATGGAGGGGCATCCCTGCCCCTCCACCATTTATTGACTACGAAGCTGCCGTCAGGGTCTTGCGAATCTGAGGGAATGCTCCGTTGGCAAGTCCAGCCGAAGCCGTGTTGCCGGATACCGTGTAGAACGACAGACCCGCGATCAGATACTGCGAAGTCGAGACCGTAAGGTCGTCGAGAACGCCCGCCGTATCAGTCGTGTAGAGCTGCACGTTCTTGGCGCAGGAATCAGCAAAGCGAATGCGGAAGGACGATCCGTGGATGATGACCCATCCAAAATCATACTGCGCGAACGCCACCTGATTGAACCCGAGGCGACCCGTGTCTGCTGCTGCAACCGCCTTGGTGATCATGCTTGCCTGATGGGTAGCAGTGATGAACAGAGCGGAGTATCGTGTCAGGGCTTCAGCAGCCTGCACGAACATGTAGGTGTTGCCGTCAGAAGCAGACTCTATCTGCCCGAGACGGTGCGGAGCACCAGCGCCCGCCGTTGAAGTTCCAGTGCCCGCGATTACGTCCGGGTCACCGCCAAGAAAACCTGAAGTGAAAAAAGCCATGTGGCCCTCCTAATTAAGCGACGATGACGCCCTGAAGCGAACGGTTGGAGATTGTCATGTTCCCCATCCATCCAATGAGCTTCACGAGAGCATCCTGATTGGTGGCGAACCGATCCGGGTTGAGGGGAACCATATTACGCGATTTATGGCTCACGAACTTGATGTAGTCCGTGTTGAGGAAGTACATGTGCGCGGACGGAGCCGTGCCAGAGAAGCCGCCGTCGAAGACGACATCGCTGTCCATGAACTTCAGAGAGCGGAAGCCTGCGCTGGCCACCTTGTCATCGGAGATGCGCTGGATGGCCTGCAATGACTTCCAGTAGTACGAGAAATACGTGTTGTCGGCGACGATGAGGTCGGGACGATCACGGTTTCGGCAGAGGTTCAGGTAGAGCGAGTTCATCGCATCCTGAATGGTCGAAGCCGACGCAGTCGACGAGTTCGTTGAAAAATCGTAGATCGCGTTCTGCCAGAACGAATACGTGGACGAGTTGATGTTGCCAACCGTGCCCGTACCAGCGTCAGAGACGAGAAGCTGCAGACCACCGATCTGCTTACCGCCCGTTCCGGTGCCGTCCGAGTAAACACCCGTGCTGAGATTGTTCAGCATGGTTTTCTCGGCGTTCTTGATGCGGCTTTCGAGCAAGTCAAGGACGGCGTCTGAACCGGAGTTCATTGCCATTTCCTTGCCGTTGATGCGGACGGCAACAGCCGCCTGCTTCCAATCGAACTCCGCAGCCGTGAACACGTCCGACGTACCGACGTTGAGGACCTCATCCCCATCGTAGTACATGAACGTGCTGTTTTCAGCGTATTCAAGCTCCTCGATAATCTGGCGACCGCCCGCGACTTCGCGGGAATTGTCCTTCTCACGCAAGCGCATGAGCAAGGCAATGTTCTTCGACATGTTGTCCTTGAGCTTCTTCGAGCGATGTCGAAGAGTCGTGGTCACCATTTCGGAGAAATTGCTGTTTGGTGAAGGCATTCCTCTGGTTCCTTACAATTGAATTTGATTTAGGAGAGTTCGCCCCGGAAAGCCGCACGAAGCGTATCTCCGACACTCATATCTCCGGTTGCTTTTGATTGACCACCATTTGCACCACCACCACCCGGCTTCATCGCTGCAGCACGCTTGGCCGCTTCTGCTTTCGCTCGTGCCTTCGCATTCTCAAGTGATCGAGAACGGGCCAGCATTTTGGATCGCGTCTGCGGGTTTGCCCACACTGCATTGTTGTAAGCTTCGGCGACGGTGTTTGCCCGCTTGGACTGAAGCTCGATGGCGATATCTTCTTCAAGCTCGTTGAAGAATGGATAAAGCAGCCTACCGTTCTTGTCCGTTTGCGATGCAAACTGGTTGACCATCTCAGTTGTGCGAGCAAGGTTCTGCTCGTAAGCAGCCCTCTTCGCCTGTTCCTGCCGTGTTTTTTCAGACTGCTGGGATTGCTGCAGATTGCGCTGCAGTTCCTGCACCTGCTTGCGGACGGCAAGGAGTTCGGGGTCCACATACTCACCGAGTTGGTTGTTCTGTCCGGGTGATCCGGCAGAGCCAATGGTGCGAAGGTCGACGCCCCGCTGTTCCGCGAAGTACTTGATGAACTCTTCCGGCTGCTCAGCAGCAAAGTCGGAGAGTGCAAAAATCTGGTTCAGCGCCTGCTCAGGGCTGACGCCGTTTACTGCCCAGCCACGCTCGCGCTGGCCGATGACGCGGTCGATGCCCTGATACCGCTGGCGAACCTGTCCGATCTCCTGCGTCTTGCGGGTGTAGTCCGTTACGAGGTGACGAACGCGCTGCATGTACCCATGCTGAAGCGCCGCTGGAAGCTTGCGGAAAAATGCCTGCTCCTGCTGCGGCCATGTGTTCGGCGGGTTGATGGGCTGGAATTGATCTTCTTCCGTCTCGGACTGTTCGTCTTCTGGCTGCTCTTCTTCAGGAGCTTCCGCATCAGGCTGCTCCGCATCCGCCTCTGCTTCAGGCGCATCCGGTTGTTCTTCAACTTCGGGCTCTGGGGATTCATCAGTTTTGTTGCCGGGGTCAATCGAATCATCCCAGAGATCATCCGGGAGATCGGTTCCACTCACATCTTCAACTACTGGCGCTGCCGCCCTGCTCGATCCACTCATGTCAGTCTCCATCCGAGGTTTGGGTTACTCGTTTCCCTGCCTAGTTAAGGCCAGTTTCCTGCATCGCCCGCTTGATGTCTTGCTTGAGACCGCCGGGCTCTTCGTATCTTTTTTCGATCTTCTCGTTTCCAACCTCTACAAGGTTTCGCGACTTGAGAAAATCACGGTGTTGCTTCCGTCCACCGATCACACTTCCATCGACCACATTCTTGTACGGCTCGATATCACTCATGACGTTTGCTGACCTGCGGTTGCTTTCCCCGATCCGCTTGAAGTGCCCGTAGCATTTGCTGGGCCACGGTTCATTCATGTCATGCCAGTCTTTACACACGTCACAGTGACGCGATCTTGCCATTGCCCTCTCCTATGCCGCCAAGAGTGCCATCACAACGATGAGCGCCTGTTCCTCCTCTTCGCGTTCAATCTTCTTCACTTCGAGTTCGTACTGCTCAAGGAGCGCCTTGAGTTCTTCTGTTCGCCTTTCATCCTGCTTCTCCTTTATTTTCAGGGACAGGACGACCGACGAAATCTGCAGCTTGATTTCTTCGAACTGCTTATATTTTGGCGGAATCGAGCGACTCTCAATGATCGAAAGATCAGGCACTTCAAGAAGCGTCTTCACCGCCCTGCGAACGCTTTTGACCTTCTTCTTCTTGCCGTTTGTCGGCTTCGCCTTGTCGAGGGACCTCATTGCACGCTTGATCGTACGACGAAGCTCTCCGCGATATTTCCCGATGTAGAAGAGGTTCGAACCACCACCGCCCGTCGTTCCGGTCGGAAGAGGGACGGGAACAACAGCGGCACCATTGACGAGCGATCCCGTGAGCGATGCAGACGCCGTGATCGACGCGGACATCGCATTCGGGTTGCTGGCTTCGGTAAGAGAGCCCGTGAGCGATGCAGACGCCGTGATCGACGCAGACATGCTTCCGCTCGCGCCGTTCTCCAGCGTTCCCGTGAGCGATGCAGACGCCGTGATCGACGCGGACATCGCATTCGGATCGATCTCGCCGCCCTGAAAGTACGTCCCCGGAAAGAACCGATCTGGGAAGTACTTGTTCGGAAAATGATCGCCAGCCATGACTAGCTGTCCGTCAGGTCATACGTTATCGCGGTGCGATTGCCCTCGCTGGTGACCGTTGCCACGATGCGATCCTTGTCATCTGCAAAGGCGTTGCGGATCGTGATGGTCGTACCAGCCGCTCCACTCAGCTCGCCCGCCATTGCTGCTGCCATGAGGCGCAGCGTGTTGCGGACAGACAAGCCTGTCTCGACGTTCTCTGTGTCCAGCACGTAAGCCGAGAACTCAGCAGCTTCAAGTTGTGTAGCCGGGCGAATATCGGCTGACATGAAGCCCTTTGCGTAGCGCGTCCCGGTCAGCGTTGCGGAAGCGGAGATTGTGGCGGACATAAAGCCCTTCGCAATCGACGTGCCAGACAAAGAGCCCGACGCAGATATGGTCGCCGAGCCAAGAAGAGCCGCCAGAACAGTGCCCGTTAGAGAGCCAGAAGCGGAAATCGTGGCCGAGCCAGAAACAACAGTCTTCCCAGTTGCAGTCAGCGTTGCTGAAGCCGAGATCGTCGTTGAGCCATTCACACCGCGAGCGCCTGAGCCCGTGAGGGTCGCTGCTGCCAGCATCTGGTCGTGCGACGAGACGGAGCCTGCGGTTATCGGAAGCAACCAACCCTCAGCCGCGTACCCTTCAGGGATACACAGGAAGTGTAGAGCGTCTGTTCCTTCCGGCAATGCCCAATTTCGCAGAGCACCGCCGCGACCCCAGTTCGCGGGGACAGTGACCTGCGCCGAGCCTACGCCAGAAGCGTGCGCCGTGCTTGTTCCGCCGAAGTGGCGGCAAGGCGTCTTCGTGAAGACCGTATAGTTGCCGTGCAGAGCCACATTCTAGCTCCAGCCGAAGTCGATGTGACCGTAGAACGGCGAGTTGTTCGGGATGGCTGCCTGCGTGTAGCAAAGCCAGACAAGGCAAGCGCCGTCATAAACGCGCGGCATCGAAGGCAATTGGTTCACAAGGTCGCGCTCCGCAGCCACGCCGATAGTGGTCATAGGAAGCGTCAAGAGCGGCTTGGCATAGCAGAGGTTATAGACGCCCGTGGTCACGCCAGCAGTTCCCAGAGTGATGCTCTGGATCGACTGAATGCCCGCGTCAGTCCCTTGCAGTGGGAAGAACGGCCCAAACTTGCCGGAACCCGTTCCGCTGTAAGGGACCGTGAGCAGTGGAGCGACAGCCGTATTCGTTGGCAGGGCGGGTGTTGATGGTGTCGTGCGTGAACCCGTGCCTGCGCTATTCGTGTAGGTCAACTGGAACGTGCCCGTTCCCGCTGTGCCTGCAGTCGATGCCACGAGCAACGCCTGAACGCCAGCACCGTCGCCGTATCGCGGAAGGCGCTGTGTGAATGTGTTCGTGCCAGATCCTGCGTCTGTAAACGCGATGGCTGTTGCGGCGACTGCGTTCGTCAGGGAGGTGGCGAGGCGCGATGTCGTGGCAGATACGCGGATTGTCCAGTAGGTCGTGTTGATATCCAAGCCAGTCGGCAGCGCGCCAGTGGTCGTGAAGCGGCACGGCGTGAGATTGTCGTAGTCAGCAACCGTCGTCATCAACAGGCCAGACGAAGAAGAGAACGTGACCGCTTCCGTGTTCACGAGCGTCTTCGCGCCAGTGGTCGAAATGGTCGCGTTCGTCAGTGTCGAATAGGCCAGCAGGTCAACAAGCTGGAAAATCGTCGGCATGGTGGTTGCTGATGCACTGAAAGCCGAAGCGTTCAGGATGACTTTGTAGTCCGTCGCCGATGCACCGACGTTCCCGCCGTGGTAGATGCCGCCACCCGTGGTGGAGATGTCGTACATGGGCTTCTGCACAAGCGTGACACCGGAACCAAGCGCCGTGTTCGCAGGCGGATTGCCCGCGCCACCAGCCAGACACTGCCACGTGCCAGCCACGACCGCTCCGCCTGTCGCGTGCAGCTTGTTCCAATCAGAGCGCCAGAACTTGCCGCTGTTGGAGACGTTGGAGACTAGATTGTCGAGTGACGTAAAACCGGCCATGGAGCCCCTATGTGCTTGAGAACACGAACTCGGCTGTCCCCAGAATGGGTGCTGCTGCGAGTGTGCCGCTTGGGTAGCAGATGAAATTCAAGTAGGCGTCGTCCACGATGACTGGCATCGACTGCGTGTTGTGAAAGAAGTCTTTCTCAGCCGGACCCGTGATGTCGAAGATGTTCAGGCTCGCAAGAGGCTTCACAAGCACGAGCGTGATCAGTCCCACGTCATTCGACAGAAACGTCACGCCCTCAATCGACCGCACGCCACTGTCGTCCCTCTGAAGCGGGATGAATGGCCCAGCGTTCGCTGCTGCGCCGCCGCCCGTCGTTATGATGGTTCCCGGTACGGTTTGCGTATTGCACGTCACGGTTTGCGATGTGCGCCCAGCAACACCATTGGAATTCGTATAGGTAACGTTGAACTGCGTGCCACCAACCTGAGACGCCACCTCGACCGCCATCATTTGAACGCCTGCGCCTGTTGTGTAGCGCGGCAGCGTCTGTGAGACCCCGTCAATAACGCCAATCGAGAGCGTTGATGTGTCGGCCATGTCCACGAACGGGTAGTACATCAGATAGTCGCAGAGCATCATCGGAAGCGGCACTGCGGTAGCTGTAGTCGATATGGCCGTCAGCCTATGCAGGTGTTTCGTCCCCGGCGTGACCGCTCCACCGTGGGCAATACCGCCGTCAGTTGACTGCGCCATGCGCTTCGACTGAAGAGGCGTGGCAGCGTAATAGTTCGGCACCGGATTACCCGGCGACATCGACAGGTCGAACCAGATGCCAGTGCCTGTGGTCTGCGACGGGACCTTGCGCCATCCAAAGAATCGCGTCCGGCCTTCGTCATAGGAAGCGTTGAAGCTCTCGTAGTTACGGAACCCCATCGCCCTGCGCCTCTTCGTCTTCGTTCACGACAACTGGAGGAGCCTGACAGACGCAAGCCTTCCAAGGATGGTTGTCTTCGACCCGCGTGACGAGCCCGCACTCTGAACAGGTGTAGCAGTAGATGGTCATTAGTCTAGCGTGAAGTCGAGTTCGCCAGCCGAGAACTGCGGCTGAATGCCAGAGGACACTGCGAGCGAGGCACTCAGTGCCCCCTTGCAGATGATCTGGCCCGCGCCGCTCGTCACCGTTCCAATCGCCACGTGAGTGACAGTCTCGGAACCTGAAGTGCACTGCGGGAACTGGATCAGCGCAGCATTCGTCGCCGTGTTGTTGGAAACAGTCCAGCCGACGTTGGTGCGAACAACACTCACGCGGGCATACGAGCCGTAAGCACATTCGCTTGTTGTCTGTGAGCCTGCTTCACCCGGATCTGCCGTGTGAAGGCTGACAAACAGGTTGCCGTTTGCGTTCCAACTCAGAGTCGTTGCGTTGAACAGCAACAAAGCGATGTCGTTTTCAGTTGTGTTTCCGAAGCTCATTTATTCACCTATCTTTACACCATTGATGACCCCGTTTTCGTCACGGGTGAATTCGATCTTGTGGAATGACTTTTTCTTTTCGGCGGGCTTCTTTATCTCGGTCGCCTTTTCTGACTTCTTCATGGCCTTCGCCTTCAGCGGGAACGTGACCGAAGGCTCCTCGTCCGCAGACGAGATTTCGAGGATGATCGTCATGATCTCATCTTCCTCGCGACGCCTCTTTGATTCCAGTACACGCTGACGCTCTTCTTCCTCGCGCTGCCTTGCTTCATATTCCTCAAAAAGATCGAGTGCCTCTGCTTCTCGCTCGTAGTCCTCCATGAGCGCCTGAAGCTCATTGGCCCGGGCAATCCCAAGCTCCTTGGCCTGACGCATCTCCATCATGAGCTGCATCAGGTTGATTTGCGCCTCAATGAGAGGCGTCAGGCTCTGAGGCGCATCCTCTGGAGCGTATTGCAGGTCTTCGAGCTTGATGTCGAAGCTCTCGATCTGCTGAACGATCTGTTCGACCGCCTTTTTGACCTTGCGCTTCTTCGAGCGTGCTGACTGCGCTTCGCTGAGAAGGCGCGCTGCCTTCAGGATGGTCTGGCGCAGCTCACCGCGATACTTGCCCGTGTAAAAGCGGTTTGATCCGCCGCCACCCGTCGGGTTGTACGGGTTTGGCGTCTCCACCACTGGCGGGACAGAACCATCGTTCACAATCGGCGTGAACAGCGTCGTCGTGCTGACGATGATCGCAGGCGATACGTTCAGAGACAGCGTGACGGTAGGTGTAAAGACCGCAGTCGTCGATGTGATGATCGTCGGACCAACCTGCAACTGCTCTGCTGGAGCATAGACTGCAGTAGTTGTCGCGATGACGGAAGGCGAGACCGAGAAGGCTCGTGTGGCAGTAGGTGTAAAGACCGCAGTCGTCGATGCGATGATCGACGGCGATACGTTCACAAACCCCGCTGTGGACACTGCTGGTGTAAAGACAGTCGTCGTCGATGCAATAATCGAAGGCGAAAGCAGAAGCTGCGTCGAAGGCGAGAAGACACTTGTCGCCGTAGCAATAACGGAAGGAGACAGAGACAGGCGTGTCGAAGGAGCAAACACGCTCGTCGCGGAAGCAATTGCCGCAGGCGAGACCGAAAGCTGTACCGACAGACTTGGCGTGAAGACGTTCGTGGTCGATGCAATGACTGACGGCGAGACGCTTGCGACAAGAGATGCAGTCGGCGTCGATACGCTCGTTGTCGATGTAATTACCGAGGAAATCGTCACCTTAAGCTGGATCGAAGGACCGTAAACAACGGTGGCCGATGCGATCAGGGAAGGCGATAGTCTAAGGAGGGCGGACGGAGTGAAGACAGACGTGGTCGATGCGATCAGTGAAGGCGAGACAGAGAAATCGCGTGCGACGGTAGGAGTGAAGACCGACGTGGTCGATGCGATGATCGGCGTGGACACACTAAGCTTAATTGCCGGTGTGAACAGACTCGTCGTTGTCGCGATGACCGAAGGAGCAAGTCTCAACTGGACGGACGGCGTGAAGACGCTTGTCGTCGAGGCGATGATCGGAGGCGATACGGAGAAAGGTGCTACGCCAGCACCAAGAACTTGGCGCTGACTTATTATTACCTTGCCCGGGAACTGGCGACCGTGACGTGACATTTCCTAGCCGCCTTGCGCTTGCGCGATTAGCCGCGCGAGAACTTCATGTAACCCTTCACGTTGACGGTTGCCGACGTGTTGACGCGAATGCCGATACTGTCTGCCAAGCCCGCAGGGGTCTGATCTTCGAGACCAAGCGGGTTCTGGATGATCAGCGAGCCCATGAACTGCGGCACATAAAATGACCGCAGGATCGTGTACGTCGTTCCTTCAGCCGTGAAGTTCGTTCCAATGGTACAGCCGTGCGCAAGTGTTGCGCCCTTCACCTGAGTGATTGTTCCTGTGACGCCAGACGTACCAGCCGTCGTTTCATCCGAGATGAACAGATCGACCGTGGCCGGAACCGCACTCGACGTGACTCCATCGAAGAACACACCAAACTCGTGCAGCTTGATGTTGAAGCTGGTCGGCGTGATGATCTTGATAAGGGTCTTCGCACCCGTCGCCGCACTGAATGCGGTCGGGTTGTATGCGCTGTATACTTGATCCATTTTATTTCCTTACCAGCTTGCTGCGCGATGAACCGCGACTTTGACGTTCTGTGTGCGCGGGGGCAAGGTCGCTCCTCCGATCTCTTTCAAGGCGAAAGAGAAAGTCTTCCAAACCGTGGAAGTGATTGAAGTGTTGCCGCCAGATAAGGTTCCTGCGCTGGCCATTTGCGCCGTCTGACATTGAAGTGTTCCGGCACCGCCACCATCATCTTCCGCAGCTTCGGTCCAATCCCCTCCAGTCTCCCCCGAATTATTTCCCGGATTTGTATCGACTTTCGTAAAAAGCAAACCGACTGCAAGCTCATTCGCTTCCGACGTTACAACGTTAGAAAAAGTTGCCGTTGCGCTCGTTCCGGTGCTTGTTCCTCCTACATTGTGATATCCACCTGTTCCAGAATTATTGAAAACATAAGACTGAAACACACCAGACATTAGAATATTATTAAAAGTGCCAGTTACAGTCACGACAGTGCCGTCTTCGGTGCCGTCAGCAACCTTATAGTAATAAGCTGCAGCCTCGCCGCTGCCTGTCCCGGTAGTAGCCGCCTGCGTATACCCAGAGATACTGTCGAAGAAGTCAATAGTACCACCACCAAAGGAAATGCCAGTCCCAACAAAGAGTACAATTATGTCTCCAGAAACAATTGTCCCGGGAAGCACCGTTTCGGCAGTGAACGTACCAGCACAAGAGTCGTAAGTAGCATTGCCAACAGTGCCTTTCGACAAAAAAGCTGGCATCGTCATTTTGTGTAAGGCCCACGCATGATGTTAAGAACGATGGTTCCATCCTCAAGAGCCGTGAACATATGTTGCTCCTGATCAGAAGCGTAATCGATCAATTCACCCGCAGGAACAAGCCTCTCTTTTCCAGAAGAAGCAAAAGTGATCGAAATCGACCCCTTCAAAACAATCGTGATGTGGCTCGTGGCAGGCCTGTTGGTGTGATCGTGCATGGGGACCACATCGCCAGCATCCATGTCGCGCCGTTGAACGATCAACTCTCCATATATATCGGTTCTGAGTTTAGTTGGCATGACTACAGTGCAAACAACCCTGACGCGCTCCACGCAATCGTCACTTGAGCGCCGGACGATGTCGTGAATGGCATGCCAGTGACGCTGTCCCAGTACGCGACAAGACGGCTGGTCGTGTCCGTTGACGTGTCCGTGAACACCGAGATTGCCGTGACTGACGTGCCACCTGTGTTTACCGAGGCAAACACAACGTCTGCAGCGTCAAAGACATTCGCGGCGACCGTTCCGAAGGTCTTCGATCCGAGGTTCTCGCGGCCTGCGAAGTTGTTCGAGCCGTCACCGAATACAGCCGTCAGGCCCGGGTTCACGAACACGTCTGCTGCCGCATAAGCGTCAGTCGTGAAGATACACGACACCGTTCCGCCGAGCGACGTGTTCGCCGTCGCTTGCATCAACTCTTCTTTCCATTCCTGCTGTACTGTATTTGCCATTCAATTTACTCCGGTTGGTGATTTCGCTTGACGACAGATGAGGCCGCTTCAGCGAATCCGAATTTCTTAAGTTCGTTGATGATGATCGTCCGCTCGTTTATTGCGGAACGTTGCAGCCACTTTCTCAGAAGAGTGAATATCTGCTTTCGGAACATCTTTGCCATGGCCTGAAGCTCTGGCGACTTGTCTTCCGAGATCGTGATGAACTCACCAAGGGCCATCTCGGCGATCTCTTCGTTCGTGCACGTCGGATAGACGATGTCGATCAGTGGCTCGAAGGCGACCGTGTTGCTGACGATGGTCGGAATACCACCATCTTCAACAACGGGCCGGAAGATCTTCACGCCGTTGAGTGTGTCAGGCCTGAATATTGCATGCGTCATTCGATTGCCCCGATAGGTTTGTTTGGGTCGACAGCAGCCATCTCCGAAGGCGGCGTCGGCAGGCCATTCATCTGCACGCCCGGTGCAGCTTCGGCGGAAGGCTTCGGCGGACCAGCCCCAAGATTTTCAGTCTCGATAGGCGCTTCGTCGTCGTCCTCTTCCACTTCATCGGTCTTCACCCCCATGATGTTTCCATCAGGTCCGCGCAAGATACGATGCATTTTCGTGCGCTTCTTCCTCCGACCAAAGTCCGGTGACCCCAGATCGTTCGGGAGCGCGATGCTTGACCTTGGCTTTGGCTTGACCTTGGTCTCGCTCTTGAGGCCCGTCAGGTTGCCAGCTTCGTCGCGCATGATCTCGTTCGTCGGCGGTTCTTCCAGCTCTTCGCTGCTTTCGTGACCTTCGTCGCCTTCGTCGCCTTCGTCGCCTTCGCTTCCATACGCAGTGTTTTGCATCTCCTTCAGAGCTTCAAGGCGCTGTTGCAGCTCGACGTACTTGATCTGCTGTTCGATGAGTGTCGTCTGCGCCGTCGCCATCTTCGACTTTGCGTCGGCTTTGTCGACATCTGTCGGCTGCGGTTGCTCTTCCGGCACCTCGCCCATGATCTCCTTGATCTCGGCGACGCCAGCTTCGGACTCAAGCTTCTTGATTTCGGCTTCGATCTTTCGGATGTCTGCCTGCGTCTTCTGCTGCTGGTTCTCCAGCTCGGCGCGGCGGATATTGAACTCTTCGGTCAGCTTCTTCTCATCGAGCTTGACGCGGGCCATCGCTTCATCACGACGGGCTGCGATCTCGTCTGCCTTGAGCTTCGCTGCGTTCGCTTCCGACGCACCTTTGGCCTGAAGCTCTTCCATGTGCTTCTGCATTTCAGCCTTGAGCGTCTCGGCATGCTTCTGCATATCGGACTGTATTTTGAGCTGCTCGTCAGAAGGTTGGTCTGGTTGCGGGTTCTTCTCCGCTTCCTGTTGAGCCTTTTCTGTCGAGTCGATGAACTGCTCGATAGCGCCTTCCAGTGTCCGACCAGTGCGGAACCCACGAACGCCGAAGTCCAGCATCTTGAGAAGGAGCGGCACCATCTCTGGAGATGCCTGTCCAACCTGCACCGCCTTTTCGAGGAACGGCGACACAGACTGAAGGAACTCGACGCGAGTCTCTTTCTCTTTCTGCTGATCGGCTGCGACCGTTGCGTCGGTCTCGATATCGATCTTGAACGTGCGGAGCTTGTCCGTCTTGATCATCTCGATGGCCTGAGCAACCTTGGTCGCTGCGTCTTCGAGCTGCTTCTGATCGTTGATGGACTTGTACTCGTCCGTTTCGAGGACACCGCTCATCTCAATGAGCGCCTCGGGCGGATAATGCTCGCACTGGATTTCCGCCATTATGCGAAGCGTGTCGCGTGCAAAGCGGCTCATCTCCGACTGACGATCCTGCAGACGTAGGTTGCCGAAGTTCGCCTTGATCTGCTGGGCCGTAGCGGTCTCGCTGGCCATGGTCGAGCCGCGGATGATGTCGCTGATACCCGTGACCTCGTAGAGGTCCTGACGGAGCTGCGAGCGAACCTCGAAGAGTGTCTTGAGGACGTTGGCCATCGGCTCGACGGGGAGCCAATCGACGTTTCCCTTGATACCACTTGAGCCCGAGAACCAAACCCAGTTGTCTACCGGGATCATGTCGTTCTCTCTGCCCTCTTCAAGCAGCTCCTGCAGGCTGGCGTTCGCAGCGTTGTAAACGCCGACGACGCGAATGGCCTTGGTCAGAAGGCGGATGCGATCCGTGATCTGGTCTATCTGGTTTGCCTGATCCTGATAGAGACAGTAGTCAGGCACCGGAACTGTGCTGTCGGTCGACATCGTGCCCCAGATCGGGCGCGGGCATGGGAAGAAGTTGGACAGGTGCAGCGGGTCTTCCTGTTCCTTGAGCAGACCCTGCGGCCATGCATCCGTGAACCAGTACACCGACTTGCTCGTGCGGCACCAGATTTCCCACACCTCGACGGCGTTGGGCTCTTCGGTGACGCGGCCATCCTCTTCGCGCTCATAGGATCGGTTCAAGGTGATCGCCTTTCCGATCTCCTCTCCGAATTCCTTCTTGACCTGACCGCGCTTCATCATGTGGCGGCGAGCGATCCAACCCACGCCTTTCCAGCTATTTGCTGGCTCGTGCAGGAAGTCGGACCACAGCACGTGATCGACATCGAGTCCATACGTCAAAACCTGCTCGACAGGCTCTGTCTCGTAGTACTCACCAATCTCGTCGTCATTCTTGACCTTCGACTTATCGATCTGGTTGCCCTTGTTGTCCTTGTACAAACCGCCGCCTGCGTCATCGTAAATCTGCGTGACAGGTTCCTTCATCGGCATCATGCCAAACTCGGGAGCGAAGCGAACCCATGCGGTGCCACGCGCGGCCAGAAGGTAGTCGTCGCGCGCGCGCTTCATCGGGTAGTCGAACTCGATCATCTCCTGCGAGGTCTGCAGGTTACGCTCAATGATCAGGGACGCCGTGCGTGACACGGGGTCCTTGTCCATAAACCTCCGGGAGACGTTCGGTTCCGGCGTTCGCGAGTAGAGTGATGGCTGCAAGACCGAGATGTTCGACCACAGGATGTTCATCCTGCTCTTCTTCTCAAAGCCTTCGTTTTCACTCTGGGCCCGGTCGTCCTTGTACAGCTTGACGATGGACTTGGCCCGCTTCTGCCAATCCTCAAAGTACTTCTTGGCGCGCTTGATCTCATCCGCCCAGTGGGCGTGCTGCTGCTGCGCTTCTGTCTCTGCCTGCTTCTGGGACTTTTCAGCCCTCTGCAGAGGCTTCTTCTTCGCCATCAGTAGCCCTTGTCGATCAGACCCTGAAGACGGTCAGGTTCCGGCATGCGGAGTTGCCTTCCCATCTCGCGGAAGTCAACAAGCTTCTGTGTCGGTGGGTGATCGAGGTCAGCGCCATAGTTCTCGCGCTCGCCATCATCGTGCTCATCGCACGTGCCGCCGCAATCGCCAGCGCACTCTCCGTCCGCATGACCCTGATCGTGGCTGCAGATGTATTCCTTGGGGTCACTCATATCCTTGATCCTGATATCCCTGATCCTGATTTCCGGTCATCTGCGATGCGAGGAAGGCTGCGAGGCCACTACCCGCCGCACCGCCGATGCTATTCATCTGCACGACCTTGCTCAGGTACGGGTCTTGGTCGAGCATCTTCGCCATCCACTCATAGGCTTCCGGCGCGACCGACTTGACGTAGTTCGGGTCGCGTACAACCGCCTTGAAGAACTCGGCGAACAGCTCGTGCGTCGTGTGCGAAGACGGGTATCCAAGATTCTCGGGGGACAGGTTGCCCCACGGATCAACGTCTGGCCTGTAGTCTCCGATAGGATCGACCTTGGCCACGTCATGGTAGACGCGACGCATCTGGGCTGCGATGTCGTCCGGGATTTCCGGGAACGGCATCGGTTTAGTGCTGTCTCCATACCGCTTGTTCGTGCCGCGCGCGAAGAGATCGTCCTTGCCCATGCGCGTCTCGGCGAAGATGCCGTGGCCGACCTCATGACGGAGAGCGTCGTTCTGTGACTCAACCGGATACTGGTTGTTGACGCGGATGTTCTTGTTCAGCAGGTCGCCTGTCTTTATGCCCCTCGATGCATCGGCTTTATTGACGATCCCCATCTCGACTGCCGCGAGCGTGCCCAGTCCGAGGTTGCGCTTGCTGAGCACGCCGGGCTTGGCTGGCGATCCAGTGAGCGGGTTCGACAAAGCTGCGCTGCGGCGCGGGCTCTCCTTCAGGAGATACTTGACGATGTCCCGAATTTCCTTGTCGTTGAGAGAGACATCATCTCCACCCACCGTGCGACGACCGATGACGTTGCGTGCCGTGATCGGCGTGCCGCGACGTGTCTCGGTGAGCTTCTCGGGCTTGGCCTTCCCCTTCTTCTCGGGGACGACCATGTTCGGGTAGTCCTCGCTGAACGGGCGCTGCGGCAGGTTCGGGTTGCCCCTGATCCAATCGGCATTGGTGCGCTCGTTGAGCGGCTTGCCCTCGGTTCCCTGCTGGAACCGCACCATGCTGCGCTGTGCCTGAATAAGCTGGTCGCGAGACAGGTTCGTCGTGCTGGCGCGGTCAAAGTCAGCCTGAGGAGCGCGACGGACGAGCATCGGGTTTTTGAGCTGCATGTCCGGCGTGATGAAGCTGTTCAGGGCGTCCTGCGCCGCTGTGTTCTTCATCGTCACGTTGCTCATGCCAGCGGCAGGCGCTGTGCTCTGGTCAGGTGTGTAGCCTGTTGACTGCCCACCGTAATCCGACATGTCCTTGCCACCGACCGTGATCTGGACGCGGGCCTTCTCTCGCTCTGTCTTGCGCGACACCTGTTTCGGGATCACTGCGATCTCCGATGTCGGGATCATCTGGCCGCGCTCGTCGCGGATGTACTTGCCCGGTTTGCCCGTCTTCGACATCTCGCGCTTGTACTTGGCGTCGTAGGGAACGAGGAAGCCAGCGGTTTCCATGTGCTCAACGCCCTTGTGCGTTGACTGCTCCATGTTCTTCAGCGCGACGATCACACCTTCCTTGCCATCGGTCTCCATGAGATCACTTGGGCGGAAGTCGGTTCCGACGCCATCGACGGTGCGGTAAATCTTGCCCGTCTCTTCGTCCATGACGAACTTCGGGATCGACTTCTTGTCGGTGAATGCCATGGCGACGTTGTCACCCGTCTCCAGCTTGGCGCGCATGCGCGACCAGTTCTGGTTCAGGTTAGTCACGTCCTTGTTCGACACGCCCGTGGACGAGTACGTCACGTGATGGTTCGGCGCGATGGGGCGATAGTTCATCTTCGTGTAGTCATAGAACCACACGTCGGGGAACGCCTCGATCAGCGACTTGTAGACCTTCGGGTCCACGTCACTGAGTACGTTCATGCGAACGCCAAGGATGTTGCCGTTCTTGATCGCCGTGCGACGCGCCGCAGCGATCTCTTCGTACATCTGGACGCCATAGGCATCAGGGTGATCGAGCAGTGCCTGCGTGCGCTTGCGCGACGCTGTCTGCGGGCCACCATCGACGCCGCCCTGATAGTACTGGCCAGCCTTGAACCCGAGGCAGGCATCGCGACACGACGCGCTGTTCGGGCAGGTCTTGAAGCCACGTGTTTCGCTCGACGGTGCGAGCGCCATGCCCGTGGTCTCGATGCCCTGACCGTTCGGCAGCTTCATCGGGTCCTTGACCCAGTTGCCATCGTAGCCCTTCTCGGCCTTCAACAGCTTGGCGTTCTTCGTGAACAGGCGCGTGACCTGTCCGTTCTTGTTGCCCATCGCCTTGGACAGGACTTCTTCTGCCGCCTTGAGGTTCAGGGCGCGCTCAGCCGGGGACATCTTGGCGTGGTCGGCAACGCTTCTTGTGATCGATGCTCCAAGCGTCGTGGCCTTGACGACCTTCTCCTCGTTGCGCTGACCGAGCACCGTCCTGCGCTCGGTGAGTACCTTGTCGGCCTCTTCCGGCGTCAGCACCTTCTTGGCTTCGCGCGTGTTCAGCGGCTTCGGCGCTGCGGTCTCGTCCGGGATCGGGCGTGTCGGGTCTATGAGCTTGGCGCGCTGGTCGGCGTGGATGTCCTTGACCGGAACCTTGCTCCAATCCTTCGCGTTGCCATCGAACGATGCAGCCGCGTCGAAGCCATCGCCAAGATCAGCTTCGGTAAGGGGATCGTTTCCGACCTTCGACTGACGCTCCAGATAGCCAAGCTTCGGATCGTAGGACGGTTCACCTTTCTTGCGAACGCGCGTGCGCGACCGGGCTTCGTTCTGCATGGCGCGCATGGCTGCGTCGCCGTCCTGAGATGGTGCGGCGGTAGCTGTCGCCTTCGCCTTCGCGGCTGCGCTGTTCATCAGGTCAGGATCGATGGCCTTGGCAGCGGCGTTGATGCCATCACCAGCGCGGCGATACGGGAGCTGATTGTCGAAGCGAGCCTGCTCGAAGTACCATACGGGATTGTTGATCCCGTGATCCATCATGTAGGTGTCGATGTCGTAAGTCCCGGAATGATCAGCGCCACTCTTGAGGTCTTCAGGCGTGCGCGGCACGCGCTGATCTGCGAAGACGAGCTGCTGGATGTTATCCGGCTGGTATCTCTTCATCACCTTGTCGATGACGTTTTTGTTCATGTTCCCATGGAGCATGCTATCATTTGCTGGGAGGCCCATGAACCGGGCAGCGTCATCGTGGTAGGAGTGAGCGGCAGGCCAGATGTGTGTGTCCCCGTTACCGTCTACGAGGTAGCGCACCTCGCCATACGGCGACTTCTTGGCCACGTCCATGAACTGCTTGATGGTCGGGTTGTGCGTGATATACGTGAAAGGGACGCCTGACGGATCACCGTACATGGATGGGTCATCGTAGCGCGTTGATCCCTTGGCCATCTTGGCGCGCGCTGCCTTGACGTTGCGCGGCTCGCTCAGGTCCTTGTAGACGGGCTCGCCATCGTTGTGGACGGCCATATCCATGTTGTCGATGTTGTCGAGGTCATCGCTAAACGCGCCAGTACGCTGTTCAAAATAGCTGTCCTTGTCGTCGTAGATCGTCTTGCGCTTCGATTTGCGCTTCGTGCCCTTCGCACCAGCGAGACCAGCCTTCGCCGGGGCTTTACGCTCCATGAGAGCCTTGGCAACACCCTCGCCGATGGACCCTGCGGCCCTCTTCTGGTCGGTGAACTTGGTGGCCAGATCGCGGATTGACGGGATGTCGTTGATGCCTGCCTGAATGTAGGAGGTAAGATCATCATCGGTGCCATATCTGTTCGGCCTGAAGATGGGATCAACTTCGTTTGTCCCCTGCATCGGACTCTGATACCAGCCAGCTTCGTCATGCAGCCACTGCATCGTCGGTGCGTCCAGACCAGCGAAGTCGGGACGCTCAGCGACGAGGCGCTCGATGTCATTCGGCGATATCGTGGCGAGCGCCGGATTGTCCGCGAACATGTCGAGGTCGTCGGGTCTCTCGCTGCCAGTGAACGCACGCTCACGAGCGCGCTCCCGCATGCGGTCGCGACGAGCGCGAGCAAGGTCGTTGTCGGGCAGAACCTTGCCCTGCCAGTTACGATTGTTGCCTTCGCCCTTCAGCGCATCGCGATATGCGTTGAAGTCGTTGCCCGTCAAGATGTTGTGCGTGATCGCATTGTCCAACGTGAACGCAGGATAGATGCCGGGGCTGACATCCCACTCCCGCTTCATCTCGCTCAGCGTCATGTATTCATCGCCGCCAGCGGTTGGCTCTGCGGGCTTGTACGGGGCGTATGGCTCTGCGGGCTTGTACCCGGCGTATGGCTTGATCGGCGCTGCCGGGTTTCCGTACATGTCGGGGCGCGCCTGCAGCTCTTCGTGCTTGGTAATGGCGCGGCCAATGCGCGAGGCTGGGTCGATTTTACCCCGGGACATATCTGACTTGAGCCCGAGATACTGCTCGCGCGTAATGAAGCGGCCCGGCTCTATTTCTACGAACTTGCCGTCCAAGGTGTTCCATGAGTCGCCCGCGAAATCTTCGAGGTTGCCCTTCGCCTTTTCGGTCAGTGCGGGGATCGGATTGCGCGGATCGTCGACCCCCTCGCCCATGTAGGTGTAGATACCCGGGTACTCTTCCCTGATCGATGGGCCGGGCTCGCCGGGCGGGCGCGTCTGCTCTGCGGCGAGGCGCTCTGCAGGGGACTTAGGGTTGACTGATCCGGGAGCGTGCGGTGTCTTGCGACCCGTCATGTCCATCAGGCGGTCGCGGCCCTCGAAGAAGTCGCGCCCCTTCCACTGCTGTTCGAGCAGGTCGTCGATGGTCTTCGCGTTGTCGAAATCAACCGGGTAGCTGTCGTCGAAGTAGCCGTGGATCATCTGCCCCGAGTTGTCGAGGTACTTGATGCCCATGGCGTTCGCAGCATCGTTGTGGAAGCCGTGGGCCGCAGGCCAGACGTGAACGTCGCCCGTGGTCATGTCGGCCAGCCAGCGCAGTTCTCCGTACGGAGCTTTCCTTGAGAGCGCCTTGACCTGACGTGCGTTCGGGTTGTGCAGAATTTCGGTCTTGTCATACCCGGTCGGGGAGCCGAAGTTCGATGGGTTATTCCATACTGTCTTGCCGACGCGCCGTTCGCCGCTGCGACGTGCGGTAGCCAGCGCCTTCATCTTCCCGGGCGTGGCTGCGTTTTGGGGCTCGACAGGCGTGGCTTCAGATGCGGGGACGTGTCCTGTCCCTGCTCCCGGGAGAGCGGCCTGCTGCTGCTCTGGTGTCAGGGCGTTATACTGGTCGACCGACATGCCTTCGTAGGCGGGACCTGCGACCTTCGAGTTGTACTCGAGCATGCCAACATCGAGGGTCTGGTTGTCGTTGGCCAACACCTCGTCGAGCGTAAGTGCGTTGTCGGGGAAGGTCTTCTGGCCGCTGTCCTGACGGATCGCGTCCCAGCGGTTCATCGCCTCTTCAGGCGTCAGGGCCCAGCCGTTGATCGGGTCTACAGGAGGAAGCAGCTTTCCGCCCTGCTCGTAGATTTTCTTATTGAGTGTCTCGGCGACCCTGTTCGCGGAGCGGATCGGTTCCTTGGCAACGTCGAGTGCCTCACGACCGAGCTGCGGTATCTGACCAGCCACACCCGTCGAGAGCGTTCCGCCAGCGCCCATGGACATGAGCACCCGGCTCGGGTCGAACTCTGGCGTGGTCCATGTCTCAATCGGGTTGCCCTGCTTGTCAAGCTGAGCATCGAATCCACCCGTCGCAGGGTTATACTTCTCTGAGGCAGGATTGTAGACGGTCTTATCGGTGTCGGTGAGCTGCAAGACAGAGTCGGCGAGACCAGCGATGCCAGCGTTGCGCGCAAACGTGTCATAAGCCTTCTTGCTGACGCCACCGACGAAGTTGATCGGGTCAGCCATGCTGCCAGTCAGCGTGCCTGCAGTCGCGGCACCAAACTCGGCCAAGCTCTGCAGGTTATTATCGGCCTCGTACCACGGTCGCAACTGGTTGTACTTGCGTGTCTGCTCCTCGCGGCGCTTCTTGAGGATCGGCGTGTCGACGCCTACGCTTTGCAGTGCGGACGCGGTGATGTTGTCCGCGTCAGCCATCTGAGCGCGGTTCAACTCGAAGCGATCCATGAGCGACTCGAGGAAGCTGGGCTTAGCCTCCTTCCAGACAGGCGCGCTGGGATCGATGCCGTCAGGAGGCAACACAAAGCTGTAGTCAGGCTCGATGAGCCTGCCATTGGCGTCGCGCTGCTGGCGACGCATCAAAGCTTCAGCGATGCGATTCTTGTCGGCCATCTGGTGTCTACGGCCTGTGAACGACGGTGATGTTCTGCACTGCAACAGCCGTGACGATGCACAGGCCCGTGTTGAACGCGCAGTTGAAGTCGAGTGTCATCGGCTGCGGAGCTGTATGCGTGACAATAGTTCCAATGGGCGTGCCAGCGGCAGTCAAACCATCGTAGATCGTGACCGTACCCGTTCCGGCTGGATGGCCGATGACGATGCGCACCAAGGTGCCCGGGCCAGAGCAGACGAGAGTCGTTGTGTTGGTCGTAATGTTCGTTGCGACGCCAGCATCAAATGCCGCGCCGCCTACTCGCGTGACTTCTGTCATATCCGGGGTGTTCCCTTGCTGCTTGAAGCTTGACGCTTCCAGAGGTCGTTGATGGTGAGTCTAGTGAGGCCTTCGAGGTGCTGCGGGGTGATCTTCTCCTGCGGCTTCGTCCATGGGCGAGACAGGCAGGCGTAACGGGTATCGTCGCCAGCGTGATCTTCGCCGTCAGTATCAACGTCTTCGGCCCGGTTCTTGTCGTGCTGCAGCAGCGGGATGGTGCGGATGCTGTCGGTGCAGGTCGAGAAGAAAACGAGCATCGGTCGGTCGTTGGCCTCGCCTTCGAGGCGGTGGCGCAGCATGTCCCATCCACCCATGTGACCAACCGTTGCGATGCGCTTGTTGTCGGCAGGCCTGAACAGGACGCGATAGGGTGGCATGGCCATGCGCTCGGCGATGCTCGGTCCACCGTCACTGGCGAACGCTGCAGGGTCCATGACCGAGTAGTCAATCTTCTCGCTGTCCTCGCGCTGCAGGATGCCCGCGGCCACGGACTCGGCAGTCATCTTGAGGCCGACGTTCGGCGTGCCATCAGAGCCGTACCACTCGCGGTACTTGATGAGCCCACCGCGCGGCAGCGTCTTGCCGTTCGGCATGAGGTAATCCTCGCTCGCCACGCCATACCAACCGATGCTGAATGGCTTCGCGCTACCCCAATCGGCTGAGCGAAAACGGAGCCAGTGCTTCGGTATCGTGAATGGCCGAGTGATGTGGCGGTCGCTTGACCAGTTGTCGAAGAACGCGCCTTCGACCACGTTCCAATCGCCTTCCAACCATGCGCGCACCAGCTCTTTCGAGCCGGACAGTTGAAGGCGGGACAAGTATCCCGGATCGTTCGTCAGGAGCTGTACGTTGTCCGTGACGAATGCCGGAATGAACATGCGGCTGTACTCGCCACTCTCGTCGAGCAATGGCTGGTAGCCCATCGGGTTCTGATCGATGTAGCGCATCTTCACCCAATGGTGACCAGCACCCCCGGGGTTGGCAGTGGCGCGGAACAGGACGGGAGCGCCGCGCGCTGAGCGCAGCGTGGCCTTCATCTTGTCGGCGGCTTTGGGTGTCGGCCAGTTGGTCAGCTCTTCGAGGTACACGCGGCTGAACTGTTGACCCTGATATTTCTCGGCATCGCGGTCGTCTTCGAGGGGCCTGAAACGCAAGATCGCCCCGTTTGGGGCGGTCCACTGTCGATCCACTTTCTGGAAGTTCCAACCGAGCGGTCTGAACAGGTCATGGCTGCGGTCGATGAGCGAGTCAGCCTGAGGCATCTCCCGGCGCATGAACACGCCCCTTGCGGCGCTTCCACAGTCCATGGCGTGCCAGAGGAACTCGCCGAGACAGGCGTCGGTCTTTCCTCCTCCACGAGCGCCACCAAACAACACGTCGAAGAACGGGTGTGAATCGAGGAACGCTTCTTGTGGACCAGCCTGAGGCGTCCAGCCGTAGTTGAAGTTCACTGCTTGCCATGCTTCGCGAGGAAGGCTGCGCGTGCAGCGGCGATGTCTTCTTTCGTGCGTGGAACGATGGTGATGGTGTCGTTCACGTCCTTGATTTGGAGCGTCGAGCTGTCACCGTATTTCGTCGGTGCGACCTTCGCGGCGTGCCACTTCAGCGTGTCGACGTGCAGCCTGTCGCGACCCACTGCTACGTGGTCGTCGGGGCCTGTGCGATGCTCGCCTGCTGCGATCTCTGCAATGCGCTCGACGATGGCTTCGTTGCCGATTGTTTTCGCGCGTGTGTAGCGGGCAGCGAGGCCCTCCACGTCATCCACCACCCAGCCGTGGAATATAGCCTTGTGAAAGCCAATCTCTTCGCAGATCGATCTGACGCTGCGGCCATCTTCAATTGCATCGAGTATCTGTTCTGCGATCTCGGGCCTGAAGAGCTTCACACGACGTGAGCCCCGGCCATTAGGGGTCATGGTCATGTGCCACTTCCTATGGTTCTGGGGTTATGATTATGGATTTGTGGGCGCACGCTGTGCGCTGGGTCCGACTCTCTGCGCGGTAAAATCAGAGGATCAGCCGGGTCGTCCAGTGTTGACTTCTACGGCAAGATGAGGCAGCGCGCAAGCCCTACCCCAGTATCGCCACATCCATGAAAATCGGACTGCGCCCCTTCATGGCTACGAGGGCTGTCCGTTTGCGGAGGTTAACAACTGTGCCCAGTGACCCGGACAGCACGCCTCTCAGGATCTTGACGCTGTCGCCCGGCTTCCAGATCCGACCTATGGGGGATACTGCAGCCAGATCAGCAATGGATCGCTCGATTGCCTTGACCCGGTCAATCTCCCGGTCGGAAATGAGCAGGTACTTGTCGTTCCAGTGCATGTAGTGGGCATCAGCCGTGTCGCCGAGGGTGAGCTTCAGGTCGACCTTGCGAGCTTCGGGAGTGTCCTCAACGAAAGCATAACCGGGGAATAGGGGCTTCTCGATACGGCGGCGGTTCTTGTTCGGATCGTTGCGATGGATGCGTGTCTGGGTCTCGATGGGGCAGTATACCGAAATCACTGATTTAAGCTTGTCGGTGGCGTAAATCACGCTGCCACGGGTAACCCTAAGGACGAGACTTGGCATGCGACTTCTCCATCTTCACCCAGCTCAAGAGAGCTGTTCTGAACTCGACAGGAGCGATCTTTGTAGCCACCCCTTCAAAGATACCGATGTCAGTGAGCAGTCGCTCACAATCGCGTCCGTTAACTGCGTAGATGGTGGCAGAGCCTTTACCATCAGGGACGCCGATCAGGATCGCGGAGAACCCGCCATGCTGGGCAATCCCTTTATGCCATCTGATTTGGGCAGGGCGCAAGTCGCTGGTGCGGATCAAATTGGTCTGAGGGTGGTGCCCAAGCTTTAACTCCACAGGCAAGTGACCGACCGCCGGATCGAACAGGAGCAGGTCAGGAAAACCCATGGTCGATCCATGAGCGGGTTGGATGCGATCATACCAACCGATCCAGAGGCGTCCGACCATCTGCGAAAGCTTGGTCTCAGTCAGCATAAGTGTGCTCTCCTTTTGATTTTTTAACCGAGGACGGAGGACGGAGGACCGCCTGAAGTTTCCCCTTTACGCTCTCTATTTCTTTTTTAATATTATCCCCTTTTATCCTATAGAAGTCCCAAACTGTGGAAGTATCTCCGTCCTCCGTCCTTTTTATTTGGCGCTTTTCCGCCAACTCAACTTCTAGAAGCCCTCCTTCATAATTTCCCCCGGAGAGAGAAACCTATCCCTGATTGCATTTCGCAGCGACTTCTCCTCTGAGATGTTCTGCAACTTTGCATCCTCCTCTGCCTCTTTCTTCAACGTATCGTTGTAGAGCGCCACCTGCATTCTACCACCCAGTTTTACCTCCTTGATGGAGTGCAGTCCGGCGTTCTTCATGGCCCTCACAATGTCGTTTTCAGCCTCGTAAACCCGCCCTGTTTTGGCGAGCTGTTCGATGACCCACTGCCTCACCGAATGGCTCCCAACGGACAGCGAACGGCGATCAGCGATCATGGCTTCCGCCAGCACCAGCGCCTCCCTCTTTGCCTCGCTCATGCTCTCCCGGATCAACGTCTTCTTCTGGACGGTCATGGGAGCCCGCTCGCCGGGCACCACATAGGCACCAGTGCCACCCATCTCGAACCCCTCTGCCCACGCCTTGATGACGCCCAGACCGCCTCCTGAGAGCCACTTGTTGAGTGTTGCGAACCGCTCTCGGGGCCATGCCACCTCGGCCACCTTGGGGTGAAACCAGCGCCTGTCATCTTCCTCCATCCTGAGGGCGTTAAGGCTGTTGGAACACGCGAAGATATGGGCCCAGTTATCCACGGTGTAGGGCCTCTGGTACTTAACGTTAACGGTCACCTGCTTGTCTGTAATGTACGACTTCAGTGTGTTGTAGGCCTTCCAGCTATGACCAGAGTAAATCTCGTTGACGATCACCAATCTTTTGTTGGCCAGCCAATCATTGAAATCGCTGTTAACGATCATGCTCTCGGTCGGATAGCCCGTGTTGTGCCGACCAACCAGCGGGGCGAGGATCGTCGATCCCAGTGTGGTCTTCCCGATGCCCTGCTTCTCGCTCACCAGCAGGACGCCATACTCCATCCTGACATCAGGCCGGGCAATGAGGGTGGCGCACCACCGCATCATCTCCAGCCGTTCTGTGGCGTCCGGGATCAGGTACTCCATGAACTCGATCCATGGACGTGGGTTGCCAGCCTTCGCCTTCACATAGCCGGGCACGTGCAGGTTGATGCTGGCCTCCTCGGTCGTGACCATGCGCTCTTTCTGGTCAGGCCTGTAGCTCAGCGACACGGTGCGTCCGTTGTATGCCTTGACGATCAGCTTCGTGGTCTCTGGCACGTGGGAGAAGGGCGCGAGCAGGTTGTTCATGATCTTCTCGCTGCGGACGATGTGGGGCATCTCCTTGCACACGAACAGGTCGCTGGCCTCGGCGTAGGCGAACAGGTCCTTGAAATGCTCACGCAGGACGGCGGTCGGCTTTCCCTGCTTGTTGGGGATCAGGTCCGTCGCCCATGTAGCCGGGTGGATGCACGTCCTGAACGGTGGTCCTATGTAAGTGCGCCCTCCCTCGAACCCCTCGAACATGTCATCCGGGAACTCGTCGGCCAGATCGAAGCTCCCCGGGAACGTCTGGTCGAACTGCAGATGGAAAGTGATCATGTCCAGCTTGAAGGCGACGGCTGGCACTGCGCTGCGACCGGGATTGTCATTGTCGCTGACGATGAAGGCTCTCTTCACTCCTGCCTTCCTGAGGCTGCTCCAGTCTGTGCGTTGGGGGCTTAGTGCGCCCCCGATCCAGCCAATATGGGCGGCGTTGCTCAGCTCTGTTGCCCATGGGTGGGCATCGTACTTCTCCCTGTCGGCGGGCGTCGCTCGGCTCACCATCCTCTGCATGGCGCGAGCGGCCTTGGCCCCCTCGTGAATGAACACCGTCGCATGGTCGCCCAGCTTGTCCATGCCCCAGAGCGGCAGCATTCCTTCCGGCTCCATTTGCCGCCACTGGTCATCGTCCCAGAAGGACCAAGGGATGTAGGCCCTGTCATCAGGGCTATCCGCTTTGAGTTGACGACGAACCTGCACCATCAGGAGCGCGCCATCCCTGTCCCTGAGTTCGAAGTAACGATCCGTATCCCCGGCATCGATCAGCGCCTGCACCTCGTCAGGCCATGAGGGCGGCTCGTAGACTACCTTGTTCGATGGGAACGTGGCGGTGCTGAACTCGGCGGTCAGCGCCTGTTGTTCGGTCTCTGTGGGTTCGAAGCGGACATCGGTCTTGACCTCGCCGTTCTTCTCGAATCGCACGATGGCGACATCTCGCCAATACTTGCCAGCCCGCTCTTCCACCACCGCAGTGCGCATGGAGCGCACACGCGCTCCGATGCGTCCGAGATAGTCGCGTACCGATGTGAGTTCAGAGATGGATGATATGCGACTCATGGATCAGAACCCCTTCTCCTTGTTAAACGCAGCCCGCCACCGCTCCACCTCACCCTTCAGGCGGTCGCGCTCTGCGCGCAGGGCTTCGATGGTGTCGAGAGCTTCGGCACCATCCAGTACTAATGTCGCCATCGCGCGCACCCGCTCCAGCGCAGCCCTCAGGCTGTCGCGTTCTGCGCGCAGTTGTTTGTTCTCAGCCGCAAGGCGTTCGATGGCGGGCTGGATAGCGGGCCGAATAGGGGCACCAAGCGGGGCGCTGATCAGCTTTCCAACTTCCCTCAAGTCCCAAGAAGCTTCAGCGGCCTTGGCCGCATCTTTCCACTGCTGCAACGCATCAACCTCCCTCGTCAGGCGGTCGCGCTCTGCAACCAGTGCGTCAAGCGCGTCGGCTGCTTCTTGCCTGTCGCGGTTCAAGAACATTTCAGGCGCACGCAGCCGCTTCACCAGTTCCTTGATGTCGTCTGGCGCTGTCTCAATAGGCTTCCACTCAGCCACGGCAGCGATGACAGCAACCAATCCAGCCCGCCGATGTGCCCACGCAGGCAATTCTTCTTGGTTCGCCAACTGAGCGCGCGTAACGGCTGCATCAAAGTCTGACAGTAGTTGGTCAATATTCATCGCGTCACCACCCAGAAGATCTCGTTGTTACCACCCTTGTAGAGCGTCATGTCTTGTCTCCCAGATAGAGCGCCTTCTCTATGTGCATCATTCTGAAATCTCCGTTACGCACCCTGCCGCGCAGGGCATAGATCGCCTTGCCTGCCCCACCGCGCTCGATCATGGGCTGGCCCACCTTCTCGAACAGGGCCTCGCTCACCTTCGTGAACATCTGCCCGGTGTCATCATGCACGAACACGTTCAGGCTCTTGGTGTCCTTGCCACGGATAGCAAATCCGCGCTTGGCGATCCCCGCTTCGTCGTTCGCGTCCTTGATGTTCAGGCGATCAACGACCACCATGGCGACGCATGTGTCCCAGCCAGTGTTGTAGCCGGGGTCCAGCATCGTCTCGACAGGGATGGCCTGTGTCTTCAATCCATGAGGTGTCTTCTTCAGCAGCTCAATGGCTTTGTCCCTGATCGGCCAGAGGCTGTCGATGTTGGTGCGCGCGCCCTGCAGCATCTTCAGCGTTCGGCCCTTGATCTCCTCGCCCGGGCGGGCGCGGCTGCTCATGACCTCACTCAGCATCTTCGGCCCCAGACCGATGATCCCGGTCAGGGGGCCCAGCAGCATGCGCCCATGGACCTGCCACTTGTCGGTCGACAGGTCAGGGTCAACGGCCTTGTAGGTGGCTCCGTTGGCGACCAGCTCGCGCAGGATGCGAATTTGTTTCTCCGCGTCCTCTTCGTGTGTCAGGGTGGCGGCTGCGAACTCCAGTGGGTACGTCGCCTTGGCCCACGCGCACCAGTACGAGATCACGGCGTAGGCGACCGAGTGAGACTTGTTGAAGGCGTAGGCACCGAATTCGCACAGCTCGCCCCAAAGCTTCTCTGCCTGAATTCTGCCGATGTTATTCTGTTCGCAGCCATCGACAAATCGGGGCATCCAGCGGCGCAGGTAATCAAGACCCATGGACTTGCCCATCGCCTTACGGACGGCTGTCACGTCGTCCCAACCAAAGCCGACCGCCCGGCACATCTGCATGATCTGCTCCTGATAGACAGGCACACCGTGCGTGTCCTTCAGGATGTCGAAGAACACCGGATAGCGTGCGTCATACGACCCGGCGATCTTGCGCTCGATCCACGTCTCCGTCATGCCAGAGTTCAGCGGTCCCGGGCGTGCCAGTGCGGTGATGGCCACGATATCGTCGAAGCTCTTGACTTTGACGCGCTTTGTGATGCCCTGCAGGGCTTGACCGTTGAACTGGAAGATGCCCGTGAAGTTGCCGTCGTTGAATATCTTGAGCGGCTCTGGCAGGTCGAGCGGCAGCTTGAAGAGATCGTCGAACGGCGATCCCAGAATCTCGAACATGTCCTCGAAGACGCTGAGCTGCTTCAGACCAAGGCAGTCGATCTTGAGAAGTCCGAGGTCGGATGCGTCCTTGAGATCACAATGCGTTGCGTTCGTCCGGGCATCGACTGCCACGTACTCACGTACTGGTCGATCAGTGAGAACAACCCCGGCAGCATGTTGGCTGTGATGTCGCGGGTGTCCTTCGAGCTGTCCCACAGTGGCAAGCTCAGGATGCTCCTCAACCAACTTCCGGCCTCCCGGGAGGGATGTAAAAGCATCAGAAAGGGATAGTAGTGCGCGATCATCACCTGCTGCTCGTGGTTCAATGGTTTCAGCGAGAGCATCCACTCGCCATCGGGGAATCCCGAAAGCAGCAGCTCCAGCGTGCAGGGCGGATGCTGGCCTGAAAAGTGCGACTGTGCCAAGCCTTGCAACGTGATCTCTTCCATAGCGTTTCTCCATGTACTCGAAGGCCCTGCCCCGCTGGCGGTCAGAGAAGTCGATGTCGATGTCAGGCAGGTCCGAGCGGTTCACGTCGATGAAGCGTTCGAAGAGAAGGCCGTGCTTGATCGGATCGACGGTCGTGATCCCCAGCAGGTAGCACACCAGTGAGCCGCACGATGAGCCACGCGCAGGACCAACGAGCATCTCCTTGCGCGCCCAGCGAACAAGATCGCCTACCACGTGGAAGTAGTCATCGAACCCCTTCTCGCGGATAACTTCGATCTCGCGCTGCAGTCGTCGTACATACGCTGCATCGCCTGCAAGACCGCGCTGAGCAAGCTCTTCATTGCATTGTGAACCAAGATCGATCCCAGCGGCCCATTCAGGGCTGATCAGGTGGCCCACCACCATCTGTGCCGCCGAAGCTCTTCCGAGCCATTCGCGAGCCAACTTGGAAGCCCGGAGGACTACTTCAGATCCATGTCTATGAACCAGTGATTTTGAGACCTCCACCTCAGTGTTGATCCCCTGATCCCAAGTAGCTGAAGACGCGCCTCGTCCCAGTGCAACGTGGTAGGCTTGCTCGCTTCGTCCATCCAAATAGAAGTTATCATTGCTGAGAACGAACCTCCCTCCAGCATTGTGGTTCACGTCGAAAGCGAACTTGCTCAGGCTAGGTGACAGCGCGACGGCGAAGTTCTCCTTCCCCGCCGCGCGCGTCACCACCTCTGGCAGCGCCCCACCGCCAGATACAATCAGGACATTTTCGGCTCTGAGAGCCTGATCTACGGAAAGCACGGGCTCCCACTTGAACTGCGCCGTAGCGCGGTGCAGCAGGTCGTGCAAAGGCTTGAGGGTTCCATCCGTCGAGTAGAATGTCCAGTAATCGATGTCCCGGTCCTTGGCGTTCATGTTGGACGAGACGGCTATCTCGATACCATGGACAGGGGTTGCATTCCTGTGCTTCGCCAGCTTGGCCCAGCGGTTCCAACCGAAGGTGCTGGCGCGGTCGGTGATAGGCATGAAGCCCCACCACTTCGCCCCCTCCGCAGCGGCCACCTGTTCGATGTGGCCGAATGCAGTTCCGAATGAATAGCCAGTGCGAATTCTCAACGCGATCTCCACTGCTTGTAGGCGCTGTAGACTACCATCGGCCATAACAGCGCGACGCTGAACTGAAGCCAGAATGCTGGTTGAGGTCTCATGGCATGGTCAACGCCGCAGACCCATCCATGGAACCAGACGGCGATGACTACGTAGATCAGGAGCGCAAGACCCACCATCAGATCATCCCCTTTTCTTTGGCGATCCATTCAGGCACGTGCATCGATCCCGGCTTCGGCCCAGTCTTTGGTGCGGCGTTGGGATCTGGCTCCCACTTGCACTGACTCTTGGGGACCCACACCAGCCCTGCTCCGTCGTAGAACAGGTAGGCTTTCGGACTCTCGCGGTGAAGCTCACCAACGACCTCGATCATGGTGACCGTAAACTTGCTCTCTTTCGGCATCAGACCATCCCTCTCTGGATCAGGTATGCAGTGCATTTGGCCAGCGCCTTAACGTCTGCCATGGCACGGTGGGCCCCGGTGAAATCCTCGCCGAAGAGGTGCCTGTACATCTGGCCCAGCTTCAATCGGCGACCGTGAATCGGATAGGTGGCTTCGACCGTACAGATCACAATCGGGGGCCACTGTATGACACGCTCAGCCCGGGCAAACTCGAACCCGATCATCGCCCTGTCGAAGGAGAAATTGTGTGCCACCGCCGCATGGACGTGGGGCGTGTTGAAGAAGTTCTGGACGGCGTCGCAGTCGAACGGTTTGGCGTCCTTTAGCTTCTCGTCGGTCAGCCCCGTGATCTCCGTGATCTTTGGGGTCAGCGTCACGGGCGGCTTGAAGAGCTGCTCGTACTCTTTCACGATATCCCCGCTCCTGTTGATCAGGACGCCAGCGAACTCGATGACGTAAGGCTGGTCCCGCACGTCACTGGAGGCAGGATTGACGAGGCCCGTGGTTTCGGTATCGAACACCAGCCAGAGCGGATCGTTGCTTGATGCCGTTTCCGGCTGGTCCGTTGTTTCTTTCGTCTCTATCTGCATTTTCGTTTACCCATTTATTGATCATGGTTACCCTGCGTTGATCAGGGTTACCCTGCGTGCCATACAGGGAACCCTGCGTTTCGGAGCGCAGCAACTACGCTCTCGGTGTCGTCCACGATCAAAGCCACCGACCCGAGCGCCGACTCCCTGTCGCCGAAATGCTCGTCGAGCATCTGGACCTTCATCTCGCCGTCAGCGACCCACATATTTTCTGGTCGCATGAGCAACTCATCCGGCACGAGTTGGTTCTCCTGAAGCCAGAGGCGGGTCTGCTCCCTACGAGAGTTGGAACGACCCGTCAGGATCAGGATGTGACCACCGCTGTCCTCCCAGCGATAGAAGAGCTGCTTGGCGGCTTCCCCGGGGGGATCGAGCTTTGCCAGCTCCTCGTAGGCGTTCCAATCACGTGCCTGCGCTGCGCCCAGACGGTGACTATTGTCAGCCAGCACACCGTCGAGATCGAGCACCAGCCATTTCTTGCGGATGGGCGGTGTTGTCATTTACGCCCCCTTGAACTTGGCAACGCGGCCAACGAAGACGCCCAGTGCAGCCTGATCGACGGGCTCGCCGTTCCTCAGGCGCTCGCGCACGAAGGCATGCAACGTCTGGGGATGGACGCCTGTACCGATCTCGGCAGGAAGGCCCTTGCCCTTCAGTTCATCGACCAGCGCCACCGCTGTGTCGTACTGGTCGCGACCGAAGGTCAGCGACACGCCTGTCTTGATGAGACCAGACGCCTCGTTGTCGATCAGCCATTGCAGTGCCTTCTCCTTAGCCTCGGCGTCCTTCGGCAGTCCACCGCCGACGAACTCCTCGACCTTGATCTCCACGCCACTGTCGAGCGTGAACTTGGCGAGGCCGATCTTGGCCATGGCTTCCGGCAGGTCCTTCTGGCGCAGGTCCGTGTACTCGCGCTTGAGCTTGCCCAGCTCTTCGTCGAGTGCATCGATCTGTGCCTTCATGCCAACGGTCTTCTCCCCCAACATCACCAGCGAGCGCAGGTCTGAGGTTGAGACGGTTGAGGCGGCACTTGCCGCCTCTTCCATCATCGTGTCGAACTCATCGACCATTAGAACGCCACCTCGTCTTCGCCAGCGTGTGCGGCCTTCATCTGGCCGGACTTGAGCACCGTGAAGAACGAGCTGATCGCCTTCATGGTCTCGACTGCGTTCGGCAGTTCCTTGACGGTGGGCCCGGCCTCGATCTTCCAGCCTTCCCAGCTACCCTCGGCATTGCTTTCGCCGAAGCTGGACAGAAGATGCGTGCGGTAGAAGAGCGGCACGATCAGCTCCTTGCCCGGGAACTTCTCGGCGCGCATCGCGGTCACCCACTTCTTCGCCTTCTTGGCCTGCGTGGACGACATCGGGATGAACACCCGGCGATTGCCGTGCTCGGGCAGGAGGCAGAAGAACTGACGGCTCTCGACGAGCAGGTTGCCAGCGGCTGTAACCTGCCTGCCGCGCTCGTCAGGGCGCGTCTCGGGCATCGGACCGCCATCGGCGTAGATGGCCACGAGACCCTTCGTGGAGGCACGTGGAGCCCACTCCAGATAGCTGACCATGTAATCCACCACGACGACCTTCAGCGGCTGCGGGAAGATTGTGTTGGTCGCGGTATCGCAGATGTCGCCGGGACGGGCGTCGGCCAGATACTCATGCTTGGACCGCGTACACTGGGGCGACAGGGCCTGCAAGATCGTGAGCCGGGGGATGACGATGTCCCGGGTCTCATTGACGTTCTCGAAGCCGAAGCCAGCCATGGCCTCGAAGTCGAGACTGCCGTCTTCCTTGAGGATGATCTGCGGTGTGGCGGGGGTGGTAGAGGCCGGGAGACCCGGCTTGGTGGCCTGTGTGGCCGGAAGCGTATTGCTGCTCATGCGAACTCCTTAAACTGGACTGCGCGGGATGCGCCTTTGCCATTGGAGCCCTTTATAATGGGGGATTACCGATCTTTCAATGGTTATTTCATAATCCCGGAAAGAAAGAGTAAACTAACTGGGCGGCAGTCAGTTTACCCTGACAACATGTCGCATATAATCAGCTTGCAATAATCGGCGATCCCTTTATATTGATCGGTGTTGGCAGCGCGACGGCGCGCTGCGACGAACCGGAGACACCACATGAAAAAGTTTTACCTCATCGCCGCCTGCTACGAAAAAGACGGCATGTACTATGCTGAGACGGACGGCTTCATCGTTGCCGTGCATGCACGCGAAGCTCGCAAGAAGTTCAAGGCCGAGCGCGAGGCATCGCTCAAGATGCGCGTAAAGGTCGAACACTGCGAGGTGGCACGCTAATGAAAACCACCGTCTCATACGAATGGACCCTGCACGAGGTGGACGAGTATGGTGACATCGTCGATCACCACTTCTCGGACGACCTGCAGTGGTTTCTTGACCGCATCGGTCACGGATACTCGCATCACCTGAAGGAAGCTCTCGAAGGCAGCTTGACGTGGCAACTCGAACTCTGGCGCAACCGGGGTAACGAAGAAGAAGGTCTCGTCTGCCGTGGCTACGGTTACTACGACGCTGACACAGGTCTGGCGAAGACGTTCGACCTGAACGCGACGGGCGACCGCGAGAGCGACGGGCCGAAGGTGCCAGCGAAGTACTTCAAGCAGATCGAACACGCAAAGAAGAAGCTCGGTATCGCCTGACAACATGTCGCAGATAAAGGGATTGCCTTTCGAAAGGCGATCCCTTATAACTTCACTCGTGGCGGCGCGATGGCGCGACGCACGGACCAAGGAGACACCATATGAAATTCTTTCTTATTGCCCAGAACGGCAGTGACTACCTCGCCTACATCGACGACACGGATGGCGGTAGCATCGTGTACACCACCGACCGTTCAGAAGCGAACGGCTGGGAAAGCCGGGAGCGCGCGGTCGCCGCTCGCAACATGTTGCTCGAAAGGACGGGCGTCGCCATGAACATCGTGGAGGTGGCTTAAGGGCAACTCCATCTCGACCATGGAAAGCAGCTTCTGGAGCGGCACCAGCCCTCTCATGCCGATGGTTGACGCCCTGTACAACCACATCAACGATCTTCTGGCGAAGAACGGCGGCAGGATGCCGACAGGCAAAGCCTACAAGGCGCTGGACCGCTATCGCCGCATGGCCATCGCCTATCAGCGCCGCTACAACGACGGCGATCACCACCCGTTCTGGAACCGCCTCAACGACCTTGAGGTTGAACAGAAGTTCTCGCAGGCTGTGCAGGACGCATGGCGCGAGCAGTTCGTTCCAACGACGGAGATCGTCTCCTGACGACATGTCGCACTTAATCGATTTGACAGATTAAGTGCGATCCCCTATAACTGCACCTGTCGCCGACGGCACGCGCCGCCGGGACGAACCGGAGACACCACATGAAAAACGTAGTTTACGTCATTGCCTGCAACAACGCGCTCGGCGAAATGATCTTTGCGAAGTTCGAACAGAACCCGGAGCGCAATCGCATCCTGTCGCCATTCGGCGCTGAGAGCCCGCTGAACGCGGCGCACTTCATCAACGAGCGCAACGCGCGGTACGCCATTGAGCAGACGCCAAGCCTGATCAAGCCGCGCGTCTTAAAGATGTGGCCCAGCCTGCAGGAGGTGTCCTAAGGGCAACTTCATCTGCAACGACGGTGGCCGCGCAGCGGCAGGCTTCAAGGGTAGCGCAGGCGACTGCGTGACCCGGGCCATCGCCATCGCAGCCGGGCTGGACTACCAGTACGTCTACGACGCCATGGCAGAGGGCAACGCTGACCAGCGCCAGACCAAGCGCAGCCGCCGCAAGAAGAGCTGCGGTCGGCGAACGGCGAACCACGGTATCTGGACCACGCGCAAGTGGTTCAAGGACTGGATGGTCAAGCACGGCTTCGTCTGGGTGACGTGCATGACCATCGGGTCGGGCTGCAAGGTCCACCTACGCCCCGAGGACCTGCCCATGGGCAGGATCATCGTCCGGGTGACCCGGCACTACTGCGCGGTGATCGACGGGATCATCCACGACACCTACGACTGCAGCCGCGACGGCACCCGGTGCGTGTATGGGTACTGGGTCTTCAAAGGCTGACGACATGTCGCAGATAAATCCTTTGACTTATCTGCGATCTCCTTTATGATCACTTGTGTTGGCGGCGCGGTTGGCGCGCTGCCCGGAACGGAGACACCACATGAACATCGAACGAATTTCCAATAGCTGCCTGAGCGGCACCACGGTTTACGCCAAAGACGGCGAAAAGCTCTACGTCGTAAGCTTCGGCTTCAGCGGAGTGATCGACTACACGCAGGTCGTGGAAAACACGAAGAAGGGATGGCGCGTCGTCTCGCCGCTGAAGCGCCAGCACAAGATCATCGAGAAGACCCTCAACCTGCTGGCGGTGGCCTAATGGACTACCTCTGCACCATCAAGGTCACCAGCCGCATCGATGGCATCAAGACCTACACGGAGACCGTGGACGCCGGGGGCAAGTCCGAGGCACGCAGGATCGCCCGGTGGAACGCCCGGCGCTGCGGGGCCTTCATGCCCCACGACCAGATCACGGTCCCCAAGGTTGAGCTGATCCGAGACTGACAACATGTCGCACTCAATCTGTTTGACAGATAAAGTGCGATCCCCTATAAACACACCTATTGGCGGCGCGGTTGGCGCGCTGCCCGATCCAAGGAGACACCACATGACAACCATCGCACACGAGTACGACCCTTCGATCTCGGCCTACGT